GATACTTCAGCTAGTATGACTAGTGTAAGTGCGTTTACTGATCAAGTTGATCTTCTTAAAATAAACGAAACTATTGATACTGAGAAAACTGATGTGTTATATACTTCGGGAGTAGCGGAAGAACCACCACAAGACCTATTTGCTGGTTGGTAATCTGTAAGTATAAATACTCTTAAATAAGTGGAGATACATAATGCCAGGTATACAATATTATTACCCTGAAACAATTAGAGGAATTACAGTAGCTTTACTGGATGTCTTTAATAATATGGAAGTTAGAAGACGTGATGATAATGGTGATGTAGCTAAAACTTTTAAATTACCAATTACATTTGGCCCAGCCGAAAAGTATCACTACCTAAGAGACGAAGATGGGCAACAGAAAAGGTATTATTTACAATTACCTCGTCTTGCTCTTGCTTTAACAGGTTTTAACTATTCGGGTGATAGAGCAGTTGGTGTAAATGAGAATAGGTACTTCTTTAATGAAGAACTTGGTTTGGAACTTTCAACAAAATTTACAAAGGACGCTCAACCAACACCATACGACTTAACATTCACACTTTATATTCGCACAGAGTCGATGGACGACTTTTCACAAGTTATTGAACAAATACTTCCATACTTTAATCCAGCCTTACACCTAAGAGTGAAAGAATTTACTGGAATGAATATAGAAAGAAACTTAAAAGTGACAATGGAAGGTGTTTCACCTGAGTTTTTAGATGTACAAGAAGAGAATTCAAAAAGATATATTAATGGTACGATTAACTTAACAGTTAATGCATATATGTATAGACCTATTAGTGATAGTGCTATCATTAAAGAAATACAATCACGATACTTTGTTGATAATGGTACATCCGCAATAATGTCGGAAAAGTTTAACACATCCGGACACACTGAAACAAGTGCGTTCCCATCAAGTAGTGATTACATACTTAGTGGGTCATTAGATGGAAGTTATAGTACGGCTCCGAATGTAAGTTCCACAGCTTACTATTTCACATCAGCAATAAGTAATACCTGAGGTAAATAAATGTCAATTGAAGAAAGTTTTAAAGGAATGACTTCGGCGTTGGATGTAGAATATGTCCACGATGTAGCTGAAAGTGAAAAACTGTTTAATAAAATGGAAACGAAGAAGAATGAGATAGCACAAAAGGTACAAACCTCCACTGTTATAACACTCGAAGACCAAGAATATATGCAATTTGAATTGAAAAGTTTAATTCAAGGTGGTATGACAATATTAGAAGTATTATCACAAGACATTAAGATTGGAACTAAACCAAGTACACACGAAGCATACTTTAACGGTCTAGACAAAGTGGGTAAGTTGGTTAGAGAGTTAAGGGATCTTAATTTATCTGTTAAGAAATTGGAAATTGACGAAATTAGGGCTGGTAATACACAATCAGCAGATGTTTCTGTAACACATAAGTTAGATGGACGTGCCATACTTAAAATGTTAAAAAAGGTAAAAGAAGAAAGCGTTTTAAATACAATAGAGGCTAACTTCGAGGTGGAAGATAAAGAATGAGATTTTTAGAATATTATGATTTTCATAAAAAGAATAAATTAATGTTTGAAGAAACCTTTGAAAAATATTACACTAGAGGTTACTTTGGTAAACTCGATAAAAAAGAAATAAAGACTCAGCAGAAGGCATGGTTTGAAAAACTGATGTATTTTACTAAGGATAAAAACTTATTTGAATTGTGTATGGCACTATCAAGTAAGGAGAATAGAATTAGTAGAGAATGGTTTTCACATATGACTGGACATGAAATAAAGTACGAAACTAAAGAGAAAGTTATTGAAATTATTCATGAATATGTTGAGAACGGCCATTGTATTATAAATACAAGCAATAAAGGGAAGTTATAATATGGATTATAGAGAATTAATTAACGAAGCACAAGAAATGCTTAATGATGATATTAATGATATTGGTAAGGAGTTTTCACCTGAAGAAAAAGAAAAAATTTTAGCAAATGCTAAAAAAACATATGGTGAAATTAAAAAATCACTCGAAGCAGAAGGTGGTAACATTGCCGAAGAAGTACGTGAGTTAGTTACCAGACAATTATTTAAGCTGTCTAAAGCTATAAAAAAAAATGATCCTAATACACTTACAGCTTTATCAAACCAAGTTCAGGACTCTTATACCAATCAAGACCCAGCTGCAGCGAAAAAATTATTAAGAAGAATGAAGTCAAAGGAGGACTCCAAGAAAACTAAAACAATGTCGTCAGTGAGTTCAAACGCCGATAGTGAGGGGTCTGATGAAACTCAAAAAATGACTCCAACACTACAACCATCGAAAATAGCGCAAGAAGTTACACCAAAAGTACCAGCTGGTACTAAGGAAACACAAAAAAAATACAAAGTAGATTTAAATAAACCAATAGAAGCAGCAATTTTGGGACTTCGGTGTATCCATGACACCGGGACAGTACCATACTTAGGTAGTGGTAAAATATTTCTTGACCAAATAACTCAGAAACTAGCATCAAGAGAGTCTGCCATCGAAAAATTTATGAAGCTAGCAGCTGATGAAGACTATAAGGAACAATTTACCGACAATCTTGAAAGGCTTGCTGATGAAAGTGATGTAACAGCCAGTAGTGAGAATGTGATAGTCATTGATGATAAAAAGTTTAGTATAACAAAAGCTGAAAATACTCTGAATACATGGTTGTCAGCATTGGTGGATTATACATACAACAACTGTTATGATAAAGTGAAGAAGAATATAAGAGACAGTAGAAAAATTAAGCCGGCTCATAAGGATGAACTTCAAGGTCAAGCAAAGGGTATGATCAATGGGTTTTATACGACAATGGTCGCTGCTTTCCCTTTTCAGACTTATCAACAGGCAGTAGTCGATGCTGAAAAAAGAGATGAAGAAGTTGAGGATTGGATAAAGGCATGTATATATAATCGACTATACTACATATACATAATGTATAGATTCTCAGTATCTATTGGTTTTAAGGAGCTCATACCAAGGTCGGAAGGAGCGAGAACGTATATAAAATTATCTAGTATGAATAAAGTGCTTGGTGGTGATGGAGATAATGATAATCAACAAAGCGTTTTTGGTACAGAAACTAATGTGCAAAATATTTTCAAACAAGCTTTAGAACAAGCATCACAAATAAAATCCAGTGATATTACTTTCTTTGAGAATGTTACACATACAATAGATATGGCGAATAGATTTCTGGGTGAGGCCACCGACGATCCAACAGTTACCGATGAAAAAGACTTCCTACCAAAAATACTTACCGACTTTGTTGCAATCATGAAGATGGTAAAGAATAGAAATGCATTCAGTCTAGAAAAGTTTAATAATCTTGTAAAAGCTGATGAATTAAATAAGGTAGATTTAATGCAGGGTTGGTTAGATAAAAATAAAAAAGTGAAAGAAAAAAATAATTATTTACAAACCGCTCTACAATTTATGGTATACGCAAAAATGTACGGTGAGGGTGGAGATGTTGGTTGGGCTAAGAAATTCGCAAAGAGATGGCCCAAACTTACTGGTGGTTTCGGAATTGTAACGACATTTAAGGCTGGAAAAAAAGCAGTTGAGATTGGAAAAAAAGCATTAGGTATTGCACAAAAGATTCTTTAATTGAATAAAGGTTGATTTATGTATAATGGTAATAAGATGCTTCGAGCAAAGGGTGAGGAAATTGAGTACTCACCCGAACTGCTTGAGGAGTATGCTAGATGTCAAGAAGACATAATTTACTTTGCAGAAAAATATTTTAAGATTGTAACAATTGATGAAGGTGAACACCTCATTAAATTATTTGATTTCCAACGAAAGATGTTAAAAGCATTTGTTGGTGATGATGATCCAAGACAGCATTTAGCTTTGTGTTCCTCACGTCAGATTGGTAAAACTACCATATCCACAATTTATATTTTATGGTTCATTCTTTTCAACGAAGAGAAGACTGTTGCTGTACTTGCGAATAGAGAAAAGACAGCAATTGAAATTTTAAAAAGAATTAAAGAAGCGTATCAGAATTTGCCTTTGTGGTTACAACAAGGTATTGATACTGATTGGAGTAAGACTGAGATCCTACTAGAAAACAAAAGTCGTATTGTTGCCGGTTCAACTGCATCAAGTGCTATTCGTGGTTATGTAATTAACTTACTATTTTTGGATGAGTTTGCTTTTGTACCTAATAATATCGCAGATGACTTTATGGCTTCCGTTTATCCTACTATTGTAACTGGTAAAACGTCGAAAATAATTGTTGCTTCAACACCAAATGGTATGAATCACTTCTATCACATCTGGCGTGAAGCCGTAAAAGGTGAAAGTGGGTTTAGACCAATTAAAGTTAATTGGTGGGAAGTGCCAGGTCGTGACGCACAGTTCAAAGAACAAACAATTAAAGATATTGGTATTATACGATGGAACCAAGAGTTTCAAGCTAAATTCTTAGGGTCATCAAGTACATTGATAGATTCGGATTTACTAGAAAGAATGGGTCAGTCAACAAGGGACCCAAGTAGCCTTTCAATGGGCGATTTACTTTACATATATGAACGACCAGAACTTGATACAATGTATATTATGGGTGTAGACACAGCAAAGGGTACAGGTGGTGATTATTCGTGTGTACAAGTTTTAAAAATTAAAGATGAACATGACATTGATCACGTTGCGACCTATAGATGTAATACAATATCACCACATGACTTTGCACAAGTCTGTATATCCATTTCACAATACTATAATGGATGTTACATGATGGTGGAGAACAATGATGTAGGTGGTCAAGTAGCGGATAGTATTTGGTTTGAATACGAGTATGATAAAATTCTTAACACTGATAGAAAAGGTATTGGTACAAGGTCAACAAGGAAATCAAAACTAGCAGCTAACATATTAATGAAAAGATATTTAGAATCTGGTTGGTTAGACATTAAGGATCAAAGAACGGTATATGAGTTTGGTGTATATGAAGAAATACGGCCTGATGTATTCCAAGCACCAAGAACTGAACATGATGATTGTGTAACAAGTTTACTATGGGGTTTATATTTTATAACAACCGAATTCTTTGATAATAAGTCTTTACAAGTTAAAACAATAGATGCTAAATGGCGAATTGATGGTGGTGAAGACTACGATTTACCAATTATGATGAGTAATGATATACAACACAATTATGATGAAGATGGATTTGATTGGAGTCAGGACGGTAATGGTTTCTTACCGTAATTAATAGATTATATAAATACAGTTATAATGGATATAAATTCAGTAATTGATGTGAGTGAAATTATTAAAAAAAATTTAAAAGGAGATATAATATGGCTGGAGGATTTAAAGCACCTGGCATAACAAGAATAGAAACAGACTTATCAGAGGTGGCTGAGGCTGCCGGTACTTCTGTTGGTGCATTAGTAGGGGGTGCTGATAAAGGACCCACAAATAGACGAGTATTAATAACAAGTAACAAACAACTAGTTGACACATTTGGAGCTCCAACAGGCACTGATGCTGATATGACGATCTATGCAGGATTAGAGTTTTTAAAAGAAAGTAATGCATTATACTTTGTTCGTGCAAGTCATGGTGGAGAAAAGTATGCATCCATGGAAGTTCCTAAAACTTCTGCTGGTTATATAGCACCAAGAACAACTGGTGTTACAGCATCAGCTACAAGTACTGTTTTAATAGATAATGAGTACACTGATGGTAATACTAAACGTCGAGTGGACGGACAAGGTGGTAACTATGATGTTGAAAAATACACATATGAATTTGGAGATACAGGTTCAGCAACTTTATCCGCCAAACCCTCTTCAATAGTTATTGCTGCCCAAGGACCTGGTACTTATGGTAATGATGTTGGTATTTCAATTGTAACTTGTGCAGATACTGATTATAGAGGAACATACGGATTTAATTGGGAAATGAACTATGACGATCCTAATGCAACATCATATTTATGGACTTCGGGATCAAAAATAGAAAATTTGGATGGTACACCTTCATCAGCTACTGATGCTTTATGGAAAAAAGTGTATCGTGTTAATGTTTATGAAAAACCTTTAAATACAGATGACTCATATTGGCCTGCTACAAGTGCTACAACACCAGTTGAAACATACTTAGTATCAAACTCAAAAATAAAAGACTCACAAGGTAATAACCTTTACGCACCTGATGTAATTAACAGTTCTTCAAAATATGTTTATGTTAAAGTTAAAGATGATGCTATGCCTATGAGTACATTATTAACTTCTACTCGTACAGTACCTACAAATGCATACGATACAACTGCTATCAATTCAGTTATTTCATTAAATGGTGGTACTGATGCAAAAGCTTCTGTTACCGAGTCTGATAAAGCGAGTGCTTGGTATTTATTTACAGAACGTGAGAGTTCATCACCTAATATCCTATTAGTTCCTGATAGACCAAATTCTGTTGATACCGGTAGTGGTGTTATTGGTACAATTAAAACGGTTGGTAACATTGCTGCTGAACGTCAGGATTGTATAGCTGTTGGACAGGTTGGTGCGATTTCTGAAACATTACCACAGGATCTGGTCAATAAAGTAAATAAATACTATTCATTTAACAATCCGAGTTATGTAGCATTATATACTGGTTATGATAAAGTTAATGATAGTTTTACTGGTCAACAAATTTTATTACCAAAAGCAATCTTTGGTGCTGCTTTAATGGCTCGCACTGACGAACTTGCGAACACATGGGATGCCCCGGCAGGTATCAATAGAGGTATTATAGGTGCCTCGGCAGGACAAATTAAAAGTTATAGTGAAAACGATATTGGTTTCATGTATGACAATAACATCAACGCTTCAAAATTCATTCGTGGTATTGGACACGTTATGTGGGGTCAAAAAACGGCACAGCGTAAAAAATCTGCATTGGATCGTATTAATGTAAGAAGATTATTACTCTTTTTACAAAATACTATTGAACCAAGCCTTTTACCATTCCTGTTTGAGCCAAACGATGAAAAAACACGTGACCGAGTGTTTAGTGTCGTCGATGGTTTTCTTTCGGGTGTGTTCTCGGCCGGTGGTTTGACGGCTTATGAAGTAGTTGTAAACGAAACTAACAATACTCCTCAGGTAATTGATAATAATCAATTAAACGTGGATATTTATGTACAACCTACTAGAACTATTGAATTCATTCAGTTACAAACTGTCGTAACAAGAACTGGTGTTTCATTTAGTGAAGTTTAATTAATGGGGAGGACAACCTCCCCTACTTCAAAACTATAAATAAGTTTAGAAGAAAATAAGGAGATAAAAATGGCAGATTTTCATATCGACAAAAGAATTGCTAAAAACAAAGACATACAAAGAGCGTATCAGTTTGAATTGATAATACCTTCAGTAACAGGCACCGATTTAATTTCAGACAACTTTGCGGTTCAAGTTAGATCAGCGAGTATACCTGGTCGAGGCAACGAACCTATAACAAGTACTTTTTTCGGACAAGAAAAATTTTACCCAGGAAAACCAACTTGGGGAGGTAATCAATTAACTGTTGAAGTTGAGGAGTACGATGATCATTCAGGTTTAAAAGCTCTTAATAGTTGGAGTGAATTAATGTTCAATTCTGATTTCAAGGATAGTGGAGCAAAAGGTGGTGGTGTGGCAAAATTATCTCGAGCAAGTGGCAATTCACTAAATCTTTGTAAAGATATCACATTAAAAATGTATAAATACGATGGAACTCCTATGCCGAAGCAATGTGTATTTAAACAGGCGTGGCCAGAAACAGTTAGTGAAACAGCATTAGCTTACACTTCTAATGATTCCGTCAAATATAGTGTACAGTTTCGATGGGATTATTGGTTATTGCAAGATAATACTTAATAAAATTTGTAACTTAATAAATATAAAAATAACAAAAAAGGGGGTTTGACGATTCCCTTTTTTGTTGTATAAATACTGTTATAGTGAGGTATTAAAAATGTCAAAAATTAAGCTTGGTAATTCATTTGGTAATTTCTTTTTTAAAGATATACAAAGAGCATATCAGTTTGTTGTAGATTTTCGGGGTCTGAATGGTGGTGGTATTGATGAATTTAGATTAGATTTTCATACAAAGGGTAAGCACAATATTGAAATAGCAAGGACATTAAAAAAATCTCATGTGAAGAATGTTGTACTACCACAATATCAATTTGAATCACAGGGATTGGATATGGGACCGTATGTAAAATCGTTTCCTGTACTACAAAGAGTACCACTGGATTTAAAAATAGAAATGGTTGAAGATGAAGAGCATACAATTGGTTTTTTTATACAATATTTACAAAATCAGGTAATGAATGAGTATGGTGTATATAGACCAACAAACCTTCTTCCCACAGACGAGAAATTACCAACTGCAAAAGAGAAATTACAAATTGCGGTGACAATAGTTGGATATGACGGTGAAAAAATAGCGACTTATACATATTATAATTGTTATATACAATCAGCATCGGAAGCTACATATGACTATACATCAAATGACGCAATTACCCATAACATATCTTTTAAAACAGATTATTATGGTGTAAAATATTATCCTAAACCAAGGAACCCACAAGCAGGTAGAACTTCATTTGATTCGCCTACTTAAAAATATAAATACATATATAATAAATTGATTTGAAGGAGAATATATTATGAAATCAGAAGATTTTACTGCGGAAGAGTTGTCGCAAGTGACAAACCCACAACCAACACAACAAAGTATACAACCTGCTAATCCATTAGCAGAGATGACTAAAGAGGTTGATAACAATGATATTGGTGATAATTATTGGCCAATTGACGACCTACCGAGTAAGTTTAAACTGTACCCAGAAGGTACTAAGATATTTGCAAGACCGTTAAAAGTACTTGAAGTAAAAATGTTGTCATCTTTAAATAACGATAATTTTCATCATGTTATTACAGAAGTACTAAAAAAATCCGTTCGAGGTATTAACATTGATGAAATGCTAGTTTCTGATAAACTGTTTATCATTTTCTGGTTGCGAGCAAATACATATAAGGAATCCGGTTATACGGTAGACTTTGAGTGTGATATATGTAATACGGACTCAACATATGAGTTTGAGATTGATAATTTGGATATTATTGATATTAAAGATGATTATAATCCAGATGGTATTATTAAACTATCACAAAGTGGTGATGAAATAAGAACTCGTCAGTTGACTATTAAAGAAGAAAATAATGTGAAAAACTTCTTAACAAGAAATAAACGAAGTGCAGCAGTGTATGACGAAGACATACTAACAATTGCTAATTTAATAGAATCGGTTAATGATAAAAAATTATCACTGATGGATATGTATGATTATATTATTAACATGAACCCTATTGATTTTGGTAAAATTGAAACATATTTAAATCATTACGATATGGGTATTAGTCCAATTATGAATGTTACTTGTAAAAACTGTGGGGGTGCTGCCGATGTGGCGGTGTCGTTTCGCTCCGACTTCTTTGTTCCCAAAGCTCCTCTTAACTGAAATACTTGAAATGGAATTTGTAGCATCCCTTAAAGTGGGGATGCCTCCAAGTCCGGATAGGGATTTTTTTGAACTAAACTGGTTCTACGAAAGATATGTTAAATACCATAAGGATATGGAACAAACCCAGAGTAATTCTTATCAGTTATAAATAGTATTAAAGTAGGATATAAATATGGCTGAAAATGAAGATAAAGGTAATGCTGGTAACAGTAATAAATCTGCTGGGTATAGGGACTATCAAAAACTAAATAAGCGGGGTGATGCACAAACCGCTACACTCGATAAAATTTCTTCAGGTATTAACTTGATTAACGGAAATCTTATACGTATTTTCGACGACCAAAAGAAAAATTCTAAAAAAGGTTCTAGTAATAATGTAAGTACAGAAAAAAAATCTAACTCAGGTGCAACACTCACGTTACTTGCTCAACTAGTGAATAATTTGAAGAAGGAGGAAGACTCATATAGAACAGATGATAAAGACCCAATGGGTAAAACTATTAAAGTTCTTAAAGATATGAGAGGAGACTTAAAGGAAGGCTTCAAAAATAAAGGTGGTGGTGAAATAATCAATACACTTAAAATGCTGGTTATTGGTGGTGCCGGATACGCTCTTGGTAATCTCATAAATATGGATGATGTGAAAGCGCTTGGACCTGTAAAAATACTTATGAAAACTTACAAAGTATACCAACAGACCATAAAGATGATGGATAAATTAAAAAATGTTATTAGTGGTAAAACTTTGTTTACAAAGTTTGGTAAAATCTTTGATACAGTGGGAGACTTTTTCAATCCAGTAACAAGGGTTATGGACAAAGCAAAAGACTTTTTCAAACCAGTAACAAAGGTTATTGACAAAGCAAAAGACTTTTTCAATCCAGTTATGAGTGTTGTGGATGGAGCAAAAAAAATGTTCAAACCAGTTGCTAAATTATTAGGTGGTGGTGCCAAAGTTGGAGCAGTTGCTGGAAAGCTTGGACTGAAAGCATTGGCAAAAATACCAGGTCTCGGTTTAATCGCAGCAGTTGCATTGTCAGTACCACGATTTAAAAAAGGTGATATTATTGGTGGTATGATGGAGTTAGCATCAGGCGCCGCATCAATATTTCCAGGTATTGGTACAGGTATAGCGTTAGCTATAGACGCAGCACTGTTAATGAAAGATGTGGCAGAAGGTGGCTGGGGCAAATCTGTAATGAATAGTGTAACATCATTTTTGGGTTTTGGTGGCAATAAAAAGAAAATGGAAGGAGATCCTCGTAAAGGTTTTATTGACAACTCAAAAACAGGTCTAGTTAAAACGAAATTAGGAAGACAATCAGAAGGTGGACTTGACAGTGGTATTCCCATAGAAGGTAGAGCGACTAGTTTAATGTCGAAATCAAGTGTAAATCTTAATAATCTGGATTTTGGACCAAATCATGATAGTATAGATGGACACATATTAGATTCTTATGGTAAACACTTAGGAGGAAGTTACTCACCAGTAATTACAAGTGCTAGAAGAACGTCACAAGGAAACGCTGCACTAGAAGAGTCAGTTAAAAAATCAAAACATTTAACTGGAAACGCTTTAGATTTGAGGGTGAACGATATTGACATAAAAACGTCAAATAAAATTACAAGATCGTTAGCAGACGCCTTGGGTAAGGACTTCGATGTATTACAGCATGGTAAAGGTACTAATAGACATATTCATTTGGAGTATGATCCAAAAGGAACTGGATATAACAATGGTGGTATTGTTCCTGGAAGTTCTATGACCGGTGATCTCGTACCCGTAAGAGTAAATTCTGGGGAGATGATTTTAAATCGTAATCAACAGAATGAACTTTTTCAAATTGCAAAAGGTGGTAGTGTCAATCAAAAAATTCCAAGACTTGATTTGGCTGGTAGTGACTCAAAATCATCCACCAAAGAAATGATGGTATTTCTTGAAGGAAAATTTGCCAGTGTATTATCAAATGCTATTGCAGCGGCTACAGAAACCGCTGTTGGGAAAAGACCCAAAGACTACGGCGCTGGTGCGATGACCGCAGTTGACATTACATAAGGGGATAATATGAAATTACAGTCAGAACAATTGTTTTTTTTCAATGACGAAACACATCTACATGGTGCAAACGCACAACATAAAGTAGTGATTCAATCACTTGATGGTAAAACACTCAAAACACCACATGGTGAAATTGTGTCGCCGTATGTTGAGGGTTATTTACAAAATGAATTTAATTATGGTGTCACAGCAGACTGGCAGCCTTTGTTAGATAATATTGTCGGTAACGGTTTACTGGGTAAAGCGTCTGGTTTTACCGGAAGTCCACTGTTTCAATCTGGACTTTATAAAAGAAAATTTTATAAAGGTGGCGGTTACATATCATTTAATGTTGATATACGTTTATTAAGTGATGAACACAGCTCCCTATCTGACAAAAAACTAGATTCAAAAGGTGGTGGTAAAATTACAAATCCCAAAACGGCTGCACATTGGCTATCCAGTCTTTGTTTACCAACAACTGATCCATCAGTGGTGAAGATATTAGAAGGGGCGGGTAATTTTTTATTAGAAGGTGTCAAGGGTGCGGCAGATTTAGCGACAGGAGGACTTGTTAAATTTGAAAACGAAAATAATACACTTGATAAAGCCGTAGAGGCTATGGGTAAACCTTATGCAAGAACAATTAGAGTAAGCATTGGTAATATGTTTGATAGTTCCGACATGGTTATTGATTCTGTTGATGTTAAATATTCAAGGCAACAAGTTCTTACTAAAAACGGTGGAGATAGCGGATCAGATGATGATCATGACACTAGGAATATGACAAGTTATCAACCTTTATATGTGGATATATCATTGAAGGTGTCTACAAGAACAATTCCGTCAGTTGAAAAAGATGGTTCTGCAAATACTGGTCTTTTAAAACCACAACCTTCCGTTTCTTTTGCAACTGAAGGAAAGAAAATTATCTTGGGAGTTAATGAAAAATGAGTAAGTATAGAAGAGATGATTTTTCAGAAAAGAATATTGTTAATGGTGTTAATGAAGTAGACTTACCATTGAACGGTTTTAATAAACACGAGTTCGTTTCAGAACCCGGACTATATGCAGTAAAAGAATCTGACATACAAAGACCTGAATTAATATGTCTAAAGGTATATGGTTCAATGGATATGTGGTGGCTATTAATGAAGTATAATAAAATAGAAGATATATGGAATGATTTATTTATTGGACAAGTATTAGAGGTTCCCTCTAGATCAGACCTGGAAGCATATTATAGAAGTAGACGGTAATTATGGATTTCTCAAGAAGTATTAAATTAAACGGAAACGATCTTAGTGAAGATGGTATTATGATGAAAATGTTAGTTATAAAAGACTGGTTTTTCGATATGGTGCCAAGGTTGGAAATTGTATTAACCGACTCTAATGATGTATTGTTTAATACATATCCAATACAGGACGATAGTATTATTGAGTTAGAAATGAATAAAAACGTGGACCCCGATAAACAGGAAGATCCAATAATTATCAAATTTAATGTGTTGGATTGGTCTTCCATGCCAATGATTACTGGTCAAGATTCGGGGCATGTACATGAAATAACTGGATATTTAAATGTTTCTGATTTGTTTCATCCAATTGTAACAAAGTCCTTCAAAGAAAAGACTAGTGGAGGTGTTTTAAAAGAAATAGCGGGGTCATTAGGTCTTGACTATGTTAAGACCATTGATACAGAACCAAGTGATACGATGACTTGGTTACAGATTGGACAAAATAATCACGATATGATAAAGTATGTTAATAATAGGTCATTTTTTTCCGATGATGATACTTCACTAACATATGTAAATTTAAAAAATGAATTGATATTTACAACATTAAAAACAGAATGTGAAAAAGAAGTGGCCTTTGTTGGTAAAATGGGTCAACAACAGCAGGACGATGTACAAAATAATTTTAATGATGTAAACAGTACTACTGGTGATAAGAAGGATATACCAACATTTTTCTATTCATTCGCTACTAACAAAACTTTAGCTAGTCGTAATAAAATGGGTGGTTATGGAACTAAGTCCACATACTACGATGGTAAAGATGAACAAGCAAATTTTCCTGGTAATGGTAATGGTGATAAGTTGTTAAATAACTTGTCACAAAAGAATAAAAATAATGTTGGACAGGAAGTCAAACATTATGAGTTTGGTATTTTAAACGGTGGAGACCAGTTCTCAGAGGGTATACATAAAGAGTTCTTTGATTCTCAAGTAAGACATGAGTATACAATATCAAACTTCTTTAAAACATCGGTTATAGTCAAAATTAAAGGTAATAGTTTAATCAAGAAATATGATATTGTCGATTTGGTCACGCACAGTTCGGTGGATCAGGAAATGAATGAACCCCATTCTGGAAAGTACATTGTTGGTGGTATTATACATACTTTAGGTGATGAGACAGAATACTCAGTTCAGTTAGTTCTGTACAGAAGTGGTATTAATAAACCATCCAAGAAGGATTTGATGGATCTTATCTCGGATGATGAGAGTGGTGATGGAAAAGGTACTGGATTTATAGATCGCCTATTATGATAATGTGGAAAATTTAGTTTTGGAGTAATAATGAATATTGATGATAAATTGAGACAAGAAATTGGATTGCCTTTAGCAGACTTGCTTAAAAAGTTTGTAGACACTGGAAATACTAGTGAACCACAGATGACGTTTTATAGTGGTTATGTAGTTAATAATAACGATCCCGATAAATTAGGTAGATGTAAAATAAGAGTGCTTGGTGTATTTGACGAAGAGATACCGGACGATGATTTACCTTGGGCAATACCGGATTTTAATTTTATCGGAGGAAACGGCTCGTTTATAGTACCGCCTATCGACCAACTAGTTAGAGTATATTTTGATAATAATGATTATCACACACCAAGATACACAACAAAAGTAATTGCTAACGAAGTTAAATTTCAGGCTGATAAAAATGATGATTACCCAGACACCATGGTTTTCTTTGAAACAGATCAAGGTGAGTATTTTAAAATTAATAGAAAAACATATTTAACAACGTATAAACACGCTTCTGGCACAATGATTACTATTGACAAGGACGGAAATATTAATATTGACAATAAGTTCTCCGCAGGTGCTGCAGGTAATTTAATTGTTAATATTGAAGGTAATACAACACTTAATTGTGGTGGTAACATAGATGCCATTGCTACAGAAGATGTTACAGTACAAGGTAAAAATGTCACAATTAAATCTGCTGATGGATCGATGTGGCACCCAAACACTGTTTCAAAATGTTTTTTTAATAACCAAGTTCATGGTGGTCTAGCGTCTGGTACTGGTGTGGGTGGACCAATTGATTCTATTAAGGGTGAAACTATTTAAATGTCTATCATTTTAAAAAATATTATTGTTGATAAATTTAAAGAAATAAACGACAATACGGATCAGGAAAATCAAGAAGGTGGGTGGTTTGAAGTAGAAGACACAATTGATAAATCATTTGAACTTCTCGCGACAGGTATTTTTGAATATATAACCAATAGTAATAAAACATATTTCCCATCATCTACAATAGTTTCAACGTCTGTTGGTGTTCTTGTAACTCCTGCTGGTGTTTCGAGCCCATTATCAGACGTTATTATAACGACTGATGTAAGTATGGGTAGTTTAGAAGCGCTTATCAGTGCTTTAAAATGTGCTGTTGGAGCTTCAACAGATTTAACAACTTTGGAATATATGCAAAAGTTTTTTGAAGGTCTTTCAGCGTGGTTAAATATGGGTTGGCTAGCAAATATTGTTCAGGGCACGGTACTAACCACAGTAACAGGTGCCGGACCAATACTATTTCCAGTAATGTCGACATTGGGTGGACCATGTTTTCTTTCAATGCAGTCCGAAACACCATTATCATATGAGGAATCACACGAAATAATGGCTAAATATATACATCAAGGTTTGTTGGCAAATGTTATAGCCCCAATACCAACAATTGGTGCGGTCGGTCCTAGTAGTTTTACAGGTATGACAACTACATTATGGACATTTATTTGAGGTAATTTATGGCAAGTTGTTCAGGAGGAATGGGTGGATTAATAACAGTGAGTTTTACAACCGGTAATCCACAAAACAGTGTGACTGATACTGGATCAAAATCTGAAATTGGTGCTGGAATAGTAGCCGCTGTTACTGCTTCATTGTTATTTATGTTAAACATATTACCAATTGAGATACCAGATTTGACAGGTTTAGGATTGAGTGTTGACCAAACAAATTTTTTTAATGATTTATACAATAATGGGTCTGGTACATTAGGTACGACTACTGTAACGGACGAAAATTATAAAATAGGTAATATAAATTCGAACTATTCTAATGTCAAGGTTGATACAGGTAGTCTTTCAAAAACAAACGCTAAGAGTAGTGAAATGAAAACTACTATAAATATAATGAGACCGGTAGTGATTATTAATAGAGCTGGTGTGATTGATAAACAAAGATTTGTAACGGAGTAATTTATATGTTTTTAACAGGTGAAGCCTTATTTTGTAGTATACTTGAAGTTCAGTACGATGCTCTTGTAACAATTATCAACCAACTCATCCAAGCACCACGACAAGCAATAAATTTGATTTTGAATCTTGTACAATCCACGACTATGTTAATATTTGAGGCGATTAGAACTTTAGTCATTGCAACTGAACAAATAATAATAGATTATTTGCAGTTTGATGGTTTCGATTTAAGTCAAACTAAAGAAAATATTTGTCAAATTGCTTGGGACTGTGCAATCCTAAAAAATAAGTTACTAGATTACTTTGGTCTGTCAGATAACTTCAAAGATGACTTCCAAAAATTTGAGGATGTAGTATGTAAACAGGGTCTTCGAGACTTTTTTGAGGACTGGGTATCTACTGAACTGCTTGGTGGTATCGATGAACAACTTATTAAATGGTTAGCAGAGATCAATGAAGCCTATGATAAAGTTAGTAATGCGGTAGACGAATGGTTAAATGACTTACTAACAAAGCCAATATATGATGGTAAGTCATTTGTAGAATGGATGGATGAAATAGATAAATATGTGCAATGTGCCTTTGCTACTTGTAACTGGGCGTTGACTAGTTCTAACCAAAAAGAAGATTATTTGGACAACTTATCCATCGCTAGAGCAGAAGGTGGTGGATTTGCATTCATTGCTGATGAGTGGGTCAAATTTACAGATGATAAGGACTTTCTAACAGATTATATTGATGGACTAAGACTCAAGTTAGCAGCCGCTACTCCTGCACGTGGTATACAACCGGATGATTTGGCAAGATAAATAGTAATAAAGGAGTGTATAATGTCAGAATTTAAAACGGTATTTGATGTAGTAAAAAATTACGCGTTTGATTTAGGAAAAAATGTTATAACAGATGCTGATGTTGTAGATGAAGCTGCCATTAACCAATCAATAGAAAATATTTTTTTCACAAACAAAGGTGAACGAGTATTTAGACCTAGATTTGGTTCAAACCTACTAGCCAGTCTATTTGAAGCTGGTAATCAGGAAACCCTGATCCGTCTTTATTCAGATGTATTAGTACAGATAGGTGAACGTGAAACTCGTGTTACTATTGATCAGGCACGAAGTAGTTTGTATTTTGATGATTTAAACAATGTGATGTATATTACTATTAAGTATGCAATTAACCGAACTGGAATGCAGGGTAGTTTGAGTAAAAAAGTAACTTTATAAATAAGAGTATATATGGAGTTTACAATATGCCTAAACAATTTTTAAATTATACCGACTTGACATTCAACGAGATTATTAGTCAGGTAAATGATAGATTAAGAGAAGATCCCGAAAAACGATTCGATAGTTTTTTAGAAAGTACAGTAGCACAAACAATGATTGACATTTTTGCTGCTTCTACAGACATGACAAATTACTATATCGAACGAAGAGCCGAGGAACAGTTCCTCGACACCGCAAGACTTAAAAGTTCAGTAATACAACTCTCCAAAATTTTGGGTTATGTAGTACAAAGACCAGTACCTGGTCAGAGTTCAGTAAAAATTATATTGAAAGGACCCTTACCTACTAGTGTACTTGAGGGGCATACGGTAGACTTTAAGGCATTTGAAACAGCATTTGCAGTTGGTGACAAGAAATTTGTCCTAAAGAAAGATTATCAATACAAATTTACAGCAGCTGATATTGCCGGTGGTACAGCTAATAGTTTTAGAAAAGAAATATCCGTAAGTGTTCCAAATGGAACAGAACTATATTTAAACGAAGCCGGTTTAGTGCCTACTTCAGCCACATCACCCATTGAAATTATACAAGGTGAAATTAAAACTAAAACAATTGCTGGATCGAGTAATACACAAGTTGGTAATATTTTCCAAAAATATCTTATTGATGATGTAACATTTAGTAATGTTTTTGGTTCTGAGGATTTAAACTATGATGACACTACTAATTCAGCATCAAATTTAGCTGACGGTTTAACAAAAATTGCTATAACTCCAGCATCAACACCGATCACTGCTGCGTTTATAGATGAATCCAGTTTGTATGAGATTGATAGAAGATCAATACTAACATCTGAAACAGTAATTGATCAGACCTCAGTACTTAATGATGTACCAAATGTTTGTAGTATTAGAACTACTGATAGTCAAGGTGTTGAAATACTATTTGGTGATAATAAAATCGCTAGTAAAGGTGTGGCTGGTAGTAATCAAAATCTTTATATACAATACTTTTCAACTAAAGGTTTGGAAGGAAATGAAACAGGTATATTAAGTAAGAAATTAACAACTTCAAATTCTTTTGAAACAAGTAATGGTGATTCAATAACACAAAACATAGAATGGCAATTCAACTCATCCATAATTGCTGGAGCTGATATGGAGTCTATCGATTCCATTAAGTTAAATGCACCAGGTTTGTTCTATTCATTGGATAGATTGGTTACATCTAAGGATTATACTACATTTTTAAAATCCTTAACCACACCAGTCAATATTAAGAACGCCTTAGCTTGGGGTGAACAAGAGGAACTTGAAAAAGACTCTACTCTTACAGCAATAACGGCATTGCTTAATGTTATCTTTTATAGTTGTGTTGGACCATTGTATAATATTGGAGAGAGTAAAACAACACATACACATAAAGATTTACTGTCAAATACTGCTAGTGATGACGATAAAATAAGTACCTTCATTGAAGGTGTACAATATGATCTTGGTGGTAATACATTTGTGGAACAGAACTATTTTGATATTTTTATCAAAAATAATATGGTGGATTATTTACAAAACATAGAAACTAGTACAGCACCGGGTGTTAGTATAGTAAACAACAAGATTAAAAAGAGATCACAAATAACTCTTCGTAATGCTTATGTGTCACCATTGTTACAACAGTTTAATTTGACAGGTGATGTGTATATTAAAAATCTCGTATCTGTTAATGAAATAGAAAGAAGGGTTAATAATGCAATTTATGAGTTCTTAGATGAAAAGTCTGACTTTGCTCAGCCGTTATACTTATCAAACATAATTGAGTTAATTGAAAGCTTTCCAGAAGTGATTAATACAACACCTACATTCACACCGGTTGCAGGAACAGGAACCCCACTAGTATCAGCATTAGAGTTAGATCCTGACATTACAGGTTATACTGCGGATGAGAAACAAATAATCGTTCCTCAATTTTCAAATTCGTTTCAAAACTTCATGCCAAACTACGGTTATGATAGTACGGAAAATTTTAACAGAAGTCTAATGACATCCGGACCTAGTGCCGCGTATGATATTAAGGTGTGGGAAAATTCAAATTATCTAAATAATCCACCGTACGGTGCTAATAGTACCGGAGTACCAAATACTGAATTAAAAGGGCATATTAGAGTTGCTAATATTTCTGAAAGAAATTTCTATGAAAAATTTGTAAAACATTTTTATGACGAAATTCAAGGTACAGCAGGGGGATCTTTTGGAAATTCTAATGATTTTAAATCATTGTTTAGTAGAGCAAATCAGGAAATGAAATATATGATTCGTAGTTCAATGAAAGATCAAAGTGGTAATATTGTTAATTATAGTTTCAAACATGAAATTGTACAAGTTATATCAAAATTAAATTTTAAATATCGTTGAGGTAAATAATGACAGCCACAAGTGAAAAAATATGGCATGGTTATCAAAGTAATCTTTGGAGTAATGGTAATAATTGGTCGACAAGTGCTACAATACCACAACCATCAGAAACAGCAATTTTTGATAGTACAGTATCTAACAATAATTGTTTATTAGATGTGGACACATCAATAAATGGATTATCTGCTAATACTTATACTGGTTCATTAAATTTAAGTTCATACACTTTATCAGTTAAAACAGATGCTTATTTAGAACATTTAACAAATTTGGAGACGAGTGCTAGTACACTTAAATTTACAGATACTGGTGTAGCAACTCTTTCGTCAAATACATTTTATAATCTCGAATTTGCAGGAAATACTGGTTTGAGTGGATCTAATACTTCAGCCGTAGCAACGGAAGTTTCAAACAACTTGACTGTTGGTGGAACTTTAAACATAGGTAATGATAACAATGGATCAGGTGTACATGATTTAAAACTACTATCGGGCTCAACAATGAACTCGAGTAATGGGATAATTACTGGTGATGGTAGATTGTATATAGTCGATGACGTTCTATTGGATACGACAGGTACTTTGAGTAATTACGCTATTAATTATGTGTCTAGTGCTGCCAATGTTACTGTAATGTCAGGTGATTATAGTAATGTTAGTATAGTTCAACTGATAAATGATGATTCCACACCACACATATTTGAATTTCAAGGTGGAATACATAAATATACATATTTAGATGCAGGTCTTGGTAACAATACTGACGTGGCCGGTACAATTATTTCTCTTTCAGCAAATAGTCCGTCTGTGTCAGCATCTACAATAGATGTACGGAACTACGCAGTAACGAACCATGTTCAGTTTTTCATTGGTGATACAGATTTCCTTTGTAACTCATTACTTTCTACCTCTGGTACAAAAACAATTAGTGCTTCTGGTGGAAGAATTATACTTGGTGGAGAAGATACAATTAATAATTTCCAAGGTATGGATAATGTTATTGAAACGGATTTAGTATTTGAAGATGGTCCTTATACCATTTATGGAACTACAAGTCCAGCCCCAATTAACGAAGCTGTTATCAAAGCAAACAATATAACAGTTTCAGGATCATCAACTAACACACCAATTCTTAATTTCCTCCACGTTGACACTTTAAGTGCCGTGAATGACATTATTATAAGTGGTGGACCATCAACATTTACAAATCTACAAGGAAGTAAACTTGCTGCAGGTAACAATATTAAATTTATTGGACAAGGAAATACTCCAACTACTAGATTAAATATGGATCCAACAAGTACATGGTATCAAGAAGCTGGTAATAAAATTTGGGCCTGGTACGCAGATATACAAAACGCAGTTGTGAGTGGTGGAACAACAGAAATCAGTGGTAATGTTACTGTTACAGCTACTGTTAGTACATTTGCCGGCTCTGGCAGCTCTGGTGATACTAATGGTACTGGATCTTCTGCTAGTTTCAATACACCAAGTGGTGTAGCGGTAGATTCTTCCGGTAATATATATGTGGCAGATCTTTTGAATCATAAAATACGTAAAATTACACCAGCAGGTGTAGTTAGTACAATAGCTGGAACTGGAAGTGTAGGTAGTAATGATGGGGCTGGTGCTTCCGCTAGTTTTAATGGGCCTAGGGGACTAGCCGTAGATGCTTCCGGAAATGTGTATGTAGCAGATACATATAATAATAAAATACGTAAGATAACGTCAGCAGGAGTTGTGAGTACGTTTGCTGGAACAGGTAGTCAAGGTGATACTGATGGGGCTGGTGCTTCCGCTAGTTTTAATCAGCCTTATGGAGTTGCTGTAGATGGTGTAGGAAATGTTTACGTGGCAGATACGTATAATCATAAAATACGTAAAATTACACCAAGTGGTGTAGTTAGTACATTAGCTGGAACTGGTAGTGCAGGAAGTAATGATGGTGCTGGATCTTCTGCAACTTTTAGTTATCCTTATGATGTTGCTGTTGATTCTTCGGGTAATATATATGTGGCAGATAGAAATAATTATAAAATTCGTAAAATTACACCAAGTGGTGTAGTTAGTACCGTAGCTGGAACAGGTAGTCAAGGTAGTATTAATGATCCTGCTACTTTTAATGCCCCTGAGGCTGTAGCGATAGATGCTTCCGGTAATATATATGTGGCAGATACTATTAATGCCAAAATACGTAAAATAACACCAGCGGGTGTAGTTAGTACATTTGTGGGAGATTTATCACTAGGTGATAAGGATGGTGCTGCTGAGAATGCTAGGTTTCATACACCAAGTGGTGTAGCGGTAGATGCTTCCGGTAATGTATATGTGGCAGATGCGGGTAATGATAAAATACGTAAGATAGTATTAACACAAACAATTTCATATCATGACGTTAGTACGTTTGCTGGAACAGGTGGTAATGGTGATACTAATGGTGCTGGCACTACTGCTAGTTTTAACGATCCTCGTGGTGTAACTTTAGATTCTTCAGGTAATGTTTACGTTGCCGATACTGACAATCATAGAATACGTAAAATAACACCACTTGGTGTAGTTAGTACATTTGCTGGTACTGGAGCTTTTGGTTCTGTTGATGGTGCTGGTGCTTCCGCTACTTTTTGGGATCCTTATGATGTTACTGTTGATTCTTCAGATAATATCTATGTAGCTGATATGAATAGTCGTAAAATTCGTAAGATTACACCATCAGGTGTAGTTAGTACCTTAGCTGGTAATGGATCTTATGGTGCAGGTGATGGTGCTGGTGCTTCGGCTAGTTTTAATCAACCTAAAGGATTAGCAGTAGATTCTTCAGATAATATTTATGTAGCAGATTATAATAATGATAAAATACGTAAAATAACTCCAGCAGGTGTGGTTAGTACCTTAGCTGGAACAGGTAGTCAAGGTAGTAATGATGGTGCTGGCTCTTCCGCTACGTTTTACGCCCCTCTTGATGTTGCTGTTGATTCTTCAAATAATATATATGTAGCAGATGCGGGTAATAACAAAATACGTAAGATTACACCACTTGGTGTGGTTAGTACCTTTGCCGGCAGTGGTGTTGCTGGTAGTACAAATGGTACTGGTACTTTAGCTACTTTTGATTCTCCCCAAGGTGTAGTGTTAGATTCATCGGATAATATTTATGTTGCATCGCTTGTCAACGATTTAATACGTAAAATAACTCCAGCAGGTGTGGTTAGTACTTTTGCTGGTACTGGTGAATCCGCTCCCTATATAGGTGCTCCCGGTACTGGTGGTACTGATGGTCCAGGGAATGTAGCTACTTTTTATAGACCCCAAGGATTAGCCGTAGATTCTTCAGATAATATTTATGTAGCGGATAAGAGTAATCATAAGATCCGTAAGATACAAAGTGCTGGAGAAGGTAGTACTATCTTTACTTCAGGTAATGCCGCTGCAACTGATAATTTGGGTGGTAATACTAATTGGTTTTTTGAAAATGACCGTAACAATTTAACAGATGGTGCTATTGTTACTGTTGATCAAACAACTAAAAGATCTGGATCACCTATAACATTGAGTTTTACTGCAACAGACACACAAACTGGAATTACTTCATCTGATATAAGTATTGATTTAGATCCTTTAATTGGTGCGATTGTTCCAGGTTCGTTTAATTATGAGGTTGCCAACGAACTTACCTTCAATGTTGAAATTTCAGCTGTAACTTCCTCAGCTACAAATATTGAAGTAACTACAATTAACGGTTCTCAACTAACAGCAACTGACACTTTCGGACCTTATGATTACGATACAACCGCGGGTACAATAAGTTTTCAAAATTCGGTACCTAGTTATGGTATTAAAAATGATGAAATATCTGTTTTAATATTTGCTGATGATATATTAGGTTTCCCATTGGGTGGTCCAGCTACTGTTTTTTATGGTGAATATAATGGACAGGTGGTAAGTTTTAATAATTTTTATATTGAGGACACTACAAGAGCAGTTGTGGAGGCGATTTTACCCGCGACAACCGAAACCCTAAGTGGAAATTTATCAATTTCAGCCACAAATATTGAAGGAACTACTTTTACAGGTAACTCAAGTGCTGTGGGTAAGTACTATACCGTAGACTTAACTCCACCAGAAGTCACATTTACATATAGTCCTACAAATCAAATAGCATATAATTTTATTAGTGTAAGTGCAAACGTGTCAGACAATGTTGGTTTCTCAACCTCGTTTGATTCAACAATAACGGATTATTATTTCATCGACTCAAACGGTGTGACATATCCATCTCCTGCAACAAGTGTTTTAAGTACTGATAAAACCTTACTAACACAAACATTTGATTCATATGGGGACGTTAGTACAATAGCTGGAACTGGAACTAATGGTAGTAATAATGGGGCTGGTGCTTCTGCTACTTTTCACCTGCCTGCTAATATTGCTGTAGATTCTTCAGGTAATGTGTATGTAGCAGATACATATAATCATAAAATACGTAAGATTGATACTAACAATGTAGTTAGCACCTTTGCTGGAACTGGTAGTCAAGGTGATACTGATGGCGCTTCTGCTACTTTTTATGGACCTCAGGATGTAGCGTTAGATTCTTCAGGTAATGTGTATGTAGCAGATACATATAATAATAAAATACGTAAGATAACGTCAACAGGAGTAGTTAGTACATTGGCTGGAACAGGTAGTCAAGGTAGTAATGATGGGGTTGGTGCTTCTGCTACTTTTTACTATCCTTATGGAGTGGCTGTTGATTCTTCAGGTAATGTGTATGTTGCGGATGGTGTTAATCGTAAAGTGCGTAAGATTACACCAAGTGGTGTAGTTAGTACATTAGCTGTGACCGGCAGTTCTGGATTTCCTCAGGATGTAGCTTTAGATTCTTCAGGAAATGTATATGTAGCAGATTATGATGGTAACAAAATACTTAAAATTACACCAAGTGGTGTAGTTAGTACATTAGCTGGAACAGGTAGTCAAGGTGAGGATAATGGTGTTGGAGCGTCTGCTACTTTTTATAGACCTAGAGGAGTAGCGGTAGATTCTTCTGGAAATGTGTATGTGGCAGATACATATAATCATGAAATACGTAAAATTACACCAAGTGGTGTAGTTAGTACATTTGTGGGTTCTGGAGCTATTGGTAGTAATAATGGTACAGGTTCTTCTGCTACTTTTTATAGACCTGGAGGAGTAGCGGTGGATACTTCCGGCAATGTCTATGTGGCAGATACTAATAATCATAAAATACGTAAGATTCTAGTAACACCTGAAAAGGAAATGAATGCATTTGAATTTGAGATAAGTGCGTCAGGTACTTTATATTTAACACTTAAAGACACAGCAGGAAATATAACAACTTGTGCTGACGATGGGTACATAACAGAACCAACAATTATTATTGGTACACCATCACCATCAAAGGCAACACCGATTGATACAAATATAGTAGTACCAATAAGTGCATTTGGAACACTTACAGATAACAAAGATAATTACTATGCTAAACTTTTAAGTACTAATAATGACGAAGTTGAATTATTTTGGAGTGATGTTACTTCACCGGCAATAAATGTAAATACATTTAACGTGATTCTATCAGGAAATGATAAGTTGGTTGGAAGCGTAGTTGTTTCTGGTGGAGTTTTAAAATTAGCTATGGTTAGTACTTTGGCTGGAACTGGAAGTCCTGGTAGTAATGATGGTGTTGGAACATTGGCTACTTTTTTAGTACCTAATGGAATAGTAGTGGATTCTTCCGGCAACGTCTATGTAGCAGACGAAGCCAATAATAAAATTCGTAAGATTAATACAAATGGAATTGTTAGTACCTTTGCTAGTGTTACTTCACCACAAGGATTGATAACGGATTCTTCAGACAATCTCTATGTAACAGATTTTATTAATAATAAAATTCTAAAAATTACACCAAGTGGTGTAGTTAGTACCGTAGCTGGAACTGGGAGTCCTGGTTCTGTTAATGGGCCTGGTGCTTCTGCTAGTTTTGCAGGGCCAAATGATATAGCAATGGATTCTTTAGGTAATATTTACGTTGCTGATACATTTAATTGTAATATTCGTAAGATTGATACTAATAATGTAGTTAGCACCTTTGCTGGGACTGGTAGTGCAGGTAGTATTGATGGTACTGGCACTGCCGCAAGTTTTTCCTTTCCAGCAGGAGTAGATATTGATTCTTCAGACAATATCTATGTAGGAGATACTAGTAATCATAAAATACGTAAAATAACTCCAGCAGGAGTGGTTAGTACTTTTGCGGGTACAGGTACTCCCATTCCCGGCGGAGTCGATGGACCTGGTGCTACTGCTAGTTTTGCTATACCTCATGGAGTAGATGTGGATTCATCGGATAACATATATGTGGCAGATACAGGCAATTCTAAAATACGTAAAATAACACCAAGTGGTGTAGTTAGTACTTTTGCGGGCTCTTTTAGTACAGGAGACGCAGATGGTCCAGTTAATGCAGCTCGTTTTAACTTTCCTAGAAAAGTTGTAGTAGATGCATCCGGTAATGTATATGTATCAGACACTAATAATAATAAAATACGTAAGATTGTTATTGATCCATAAACTTATAAATATTAAAAACAGGATTAAATTGATATGAGTCTTTCAGCATTTTCACCACCATATATAATTAGTGTAACAAATACAGGTTATACATATGGTAATACACCACCGATAATTACTGTTGACAGTTCCGTACCATCAACAAAATATAGTAACAGTAATATAACACAATATTTTACTATTACATATGAGGCGGGTATTGCACCATCTGGACTCGTATTAAGCGCTGGTTCACCTGTATCGACTAGTGCAGTGACAGTAGTTGATTCCACAACACTGATGCTCGAAGTATCAGTTAGTGCGTCTGGAAGTATTGGTATATCCGCAACTGACATTGGTGGACTAACGTCAACAGAAACAGTTTCAGACTATATAATTGATACTTCAGTAACAGGGCCACTTGGTAGTTCATCAGATGTATACGGACCAGGTATTAAATACACTCTTCATAATCCAAGTGATAGATTTGTTATAACCAAAGATGGAAACAATACAGGTTCAGTTCATGTCACAGTAACAGATGATATAGAAATTGTTTATGAAAGTGGAAATCCTTCAAATTGGATTGGGTTAGTTCCGGGTAGTGTTGGTGAAATTGATAACACATCATGGGTACAGACGACAAGTGCGGTTGTAGAATTTGATGTTATAAACATTTCTGCAACAGGTGATGTAATTGTTTCAGCAACAGATTTTTGGGGTGGTAATACCAACACAGAAAGTGATACAAGATGGATGGTAGGTTGTTCGGACAATGACAGACTGATAAATCTGGTCAACTTTTTACCACAACACTTATACGATTCAGAAACATTTGATTTTACAAAACTTTTTGAGAACTTTCTAAACACTATGTATGAGGATAGAGACCATCCTTGTAATTATGGTATACTTAAAAAAATAGAACAGATAGGTGACTTACATGATCCACAATTAATGGATTCTGAATACTTACAATTCTACGCAAATTTTTTAGGTTATGATTTGACAATAAATAGGGGTGAAATTGGAAACATAACAAATGAAGTGACTGATGACGGTACATATATAGATGATGAAGAATCAAAAAAGTATTTAAGATTTGTAGTTGAAAATTTACCTAACTGGTATAAAATTAAATCAACTAGAAACGCAGTAAAAATTATGTTATTTTCATTTGGTATAATTGGGGATTTATTTACACTTTTTTCAAACGATTATGATAAAAATTGGATAAGTGACAGGGAAGACGATAGATCATCAATTGGAACCCAAATACCAAGTGGTTATTATCCCACTCCTCATTTTCAACTAGCTGTAAACCTACGAGAAACATCACCCAAGTGGTTACAGAACCTTGGATCAATACTAAACGCTATTGATGGTATAAGACCCATCAATACGGTATTTGAGCGCTTTGGTGGTTATTATGATATGGACCCAGCAATTATAAATGTAGTTGCAGGTAGTCCACATATAACACAGAGTGTATATATTGATTGGACAAACTCTCCTGCGACGCTTACACCTACACCTACATACACTGTTAGTACATTTGCGGGAACCGGTAGTCAAGGAAGTAATGATGGCGCAGGTTCTTCTGCTACATTTAATGAACCTAGAGGAGTAGCGGTAGATGCTTCCGGAAATGTGTATGTGGCCGATGAAGACAACAATAGAATCCGTAAAATAACTCCGGCAGGTGTGGTTAGTACATTTGCGGGTTCTTCTTATGGTGATGTAGATGCAAATGGAACTGCAGCAAAGCTTGGCCAACCTAGAGGAGTAGCGTTAGATGCTTCCGGAAATGTATATGTGGCAGATGCTGGCAATAATAAAATCCGTAGGATTACACCAGCTGGTGACGTTAGTACATTTGCTGGAACCGGTGCTTATGGTGATACAGATGGTGCAGGAAATGTTGCTACTTTTAAAGCTCCTTATGGAGTAACCTTAGATGCTTCCGGTAATGTGTATGTTGCAGATACTTATAATCATAAAATTCGTAAGATAACTCCCTCAGGTGTAGTTAGTACAATTGCTGGAAGTGGTACTCAAGGAGATGCTAATGGTACTGGAACTGCTGCTAGTTTTAATCAGCCTCATGGTGTTGCTGTAGATGCTTCCGGTAATGTGTATGTTACAGATACGGGTAATCATAAAATTCGTAAGATTACACCAGCAGGTGTAGTTAGTACATTTGCTGGAAGTGGTACTCAAGGAAGTAATGATGGTGTAAGTTCCTCTGCTACTTTTTTTAATCCTAGAGGGGTGTCTATTGATTCTTCAGGTATTGTGTATGTTGCAGATCCGTATAACAAAAAAATCCGTAAGATTATACCAGCGGGTGACGTTAGTACAATTGTATTGACAGGTTTTAACTATTCAGGTTTCGACCAACCTGGTGACTTAGTAGTAGATTCATCTAATGATATTTATGTGGTAGATACCGCTAATGATAGAATTAATAAATTTACACAGGGTGTGGTTAATACTAATATGTATAGTAACTCAGTTGATGGTAACTTAGACTATTAGATTGAAAGTATAAATATTAAAAAATAGCATAAGAATCTTTTGAAGGAGAAAATGAATGTCACTTACAATCGTAACAAGTGGTGGATTGTCCGCAGTTAATATATCAGATGGGTATCCAGTATTTTCAGTTAAATATTTTTTACCAATCTATGATCAGAGTATAGATCCAGTAATACATAGCACAGATAATAGTATTGTAACAAGTGCGGTACCATTATCGGGTGCTAGTTTAGTTTCAACAACACATAATACACTCACCGGAGAAAAGATTTGGAACTTTGACACTAGTACATCGGCTTATATAATATCAGATGATAATTTTCATATGTACAAAGATACGGGTGGTTCATTTTCGTTAAATACTTACACTAATAGTACAATGTCAAACAGTACCACTGTAAATTTACTTAGTGGTGCTGATGGTATTCATCCTTTATCAGATATTGTTTCTGGTAATGAAACACCAACAATTACATCAGCTAATGCAGTTGATGGTTCAAATTTTATTTGGTCAACAACACCTAACGCAACGGTGTCAGCCAATAATAATAATGTTCTTGCACTAAATTACCAAAATCTTTGGGATGGTGTATCTTATACACCTTCAACTAACGACTTAGATCCATTATCTGCTACAGCCGCATTGTTTCACTGTACAATACCTAATAGTTCGGGCGACTTCAAATTTAATAAAGTAGCATTGTATGTACAAAAAGTATTACCAACTGGAGCTTCAGATACTAACGAACCCCCTATACTATTTGGTGTGTCTGTTTTAAACAACACAATAGAAGTGACGAATGATGTTGATGGAGTACAAAACTTTACATTAGATGTTAAACTACAATTTAGTGTGGACAACTTAACAACAAATACAGTATATTATGATAGTGACTATTGGTATAAACTACCCCCAGCTGTTTCATCACCATATGGATTGTTTGCAGTAGGGGATGTAGCAATTGGTACATCCGCTAATAATGGTTCATGGAATCCTAATGCTAAACTACATTTAACTGACAGTGAAAAGCCTCAGTTAATTTTGAGTAAGACATATCATAGTGATCAGGCCGTATTTGAAATGCAGGACAATGGTGGTTTACGCATTACCACGTCAGCCGGTGGACCTTTGTTGTCTGTTGGATTAGAAACATCTGCAATTGGTAATTATTCAATAGCGTCTGGACAAGAAACTTCAGCATCAGGTACTCATTCATTCGCGAGTGGTTATCAAACATTAGCCGGTGGTGATCAATCATTTACTTTTGGTACATTTACTAGTGCTGATGGGCGTAGAGCTGTTTCATTTGGTAACACTACTAGAGCATCAGGTGCAAATTCAATAGCGTCTGGATATCAATCAGAAGCACATGGTGAAGCATCATATGCATTGGGTTATCAAACAACTGCTAGGGGTTATTATTCAACAGCGTTAGGTCAAAAAACAAGTGCTGTTAATGTTGGTTGCGTAGCAATGGGTAGAGAAACATCAGCTATTGGTAATTATTCAACAGCGTTGGGAAAAACAACACAAGCGAATGGAGACCATTCGCTTGCCGGTGGATTTGAAACCTGTGCTGTAGGTGATGAATCCTTTACTTTTGGTAAATCTACTACTGCTTTTGGCCATAGAGCTACTGCTTTTGGTAACACTACTAGAGCATATGGTGTAAATTCACTTACTCAGGGTATTAATACTTATGCTTATGCTCCACAATCAGTAGCATTTGGTGATGACGTTAGAGTTGGTATAGAGACTGTGGGGGAAGCGTTTAATACTCTTGCAATAGGTAAAAATAACTGGGCTAGAGGCAATCAAACAATTATGGGTGGAAGTAATAACAATACTACTGATACTTCTCACAATTCATTAATAGCTGGTGAAGATAATAGAATTGGTTCTGATGGCACTAATAAAAATGCTTTTATTGTTGGTCAAGACAATAAAGTGTTTGCTAGTCAAACTGCAATAATGGGTAGTGAAAACTTAGCTTATGGCCAAAACTCTTTTGTTGGTGGTTTTGGATCCCAAACAGGACTAATTGGTTCTGCTAATTCGACTGCTACTGGTGTTAATAGTATTGCATTTGGTTCAAATGTAAATGCTTATGGTGCTCAATCATTTGTATTTGGTAAAAGTTCTCTTGCATCAAATGATGAATCAATAGCATTTGGTTTGAACAATCGATCTGAAGGAATTCAATCAGCAGTTTTTGGCTCATCTGTAACTGCAGAAGGTGAGCAGTCTTTTGCAATTGGTAGTGGTTCTACTGCAAAAGGTAATAAGTCCTTTGCTGGTGGTTCTGGTTCAATCTCTAATGGTAATATGTCTTTTGCATTTGGCAATCAATGTGTTGCAACTGGAATAGGCTCACAATCTTTTGGTGATGGAACAATAACGACAGGTAATTATTCACAAGCGTTTGGTGAAAACAATCAAGCTTTAGCAGGACATGCTCAAGCATTTGGAGAAAACACTATTGCATCCGCTAACTATTCCCATACTTTTGGAAAGGATGTTAGTGCGAGTAATAGAGCAGAATTCGCATATGGTACAGGCAAATTTACAGGAGGTACAGGTTCTGGTCATGCACAAGTTTCAAGAGTGACAATGTCTGATGAACTAGCTACTGCAGGTAGTTCTTTCACTTTAACCATAAATAACATAACTGCTAATGGTTTTAAACCCTTGGCTGGCACGGTTGGAATGGCAAAAATCGATCTTATTATAGTTGACCAATTCGGTCTTATTGGTGAGACTTTTACTGCTTCAAATGCATACAGATGCGCTACCGACGGTACAGTCTCTCTCGATCTGAGTGAACAGCGTAACCCAGCATCGGGTGGATTTGGTCATTCTAGAACCCTTGGACCCTCAACTCCATCTATCAACGTAGCGGTGGCGGAGACTAAATGGCAAGTCCAGAGTAATAGTTTAGTTTTTATAGTCAAAACAAATACAGCAGCTGGCCAGTATTCTCGTGCTTTTGGGGAAGCTAAGTTTATCCAACTTGCTCATCATACATAAAAAAATATAATCTACAAAAAAGGAGACTTCTAAAGTCTCCTTTTTTTTGTTGGTGTTGACAAATAAATTAAATTAATATATATTTGTTATAGAAGCATTAAAATATGTAAATAAATTATAACTTTATATATATTTAAAGTTCGTATTTAATTGAGGGTGTATATGAGAAAAAAGGTAAAAATTAAAAGAAAAGATGCAATAGTTCTTTATAATCTGTTCGCAAATGCTAAAGGTAATTTTAGTGAACAGTTTGCATATTGCATACAAGAAAATCTATTATTGATGTCATCTTTTTATGATGAGATGGTAATATTAGAACAATCCATTGTACCTACCGAACGCTACAAGAAATTTATGCGTGAAAAGGTAGAACTGTCTAGAGAATGTTCACAATTGAATGAAAAAGGTCAGATTTTAATGCAAGAGGATGGAACACCATTATTCAAATCTTATGAATCAATTGAGAAATTTAGAGATAATTTTAGAAGTTTAGTTGCTGAATATCAGGATGATGTAATAGAATATGATACTTCTGTTAATCGTTTGAGTGAAATTAAATCTGAAAAAATAGAAATGTCAATTTTCCAAGTACCCATTGAATTTATTCCAAACATAGATTTAGAAAATAGAAATCTATTGACTAAATATATTTGTAGTGATTCTAAAGATATTATTGAACAAAGGCTATTTGGAAATGTTGTTAAATAATATATCGCTTACCACAACTTGTATGGATAGAAATGATTTTTTAGAAGAATCATTAGAAACGTGGGTTCAATTTGATTTTGGTGAGATTGTTATAATTGATTGGTCATCTAAAGAAAGTCTTAGGGATATTGTAAGTAAATATCCTAATAAAAAAATTAAATTGGTTGAAGTTAAGAATGAAGATTATTATCATTATTCACGTGCAAGAAACTTCAAAGTTAAAATGACAGAATTAGATTATGTTATGTCGATTGATTGTGATGTTAAATTGAAGAAGAATCTTTTTGATAACATAGAACTTAAAAAAGATACTTTCTATACAACAGTAATTGATAATCCAATTACTGGAATTATTGGTACTTCTATAATACCAAGAGAAATGTATTTTAGTGTTAATGGTTGTAATGAGAAAATGTCTTGTTGGGGTTCTGAAGACATAGATTTGTATAAACGATTAATTGGAAATGGTTTTAATAGGAAAATGCTAAATCCATTAGAAGTGTCACATATTGAACATGGTGATGAATTAAGAATAAAAAATACTAAGAGTAAAGATAAATGGAGATCAAATTCTAAAAATAACTTAATTGCTGAATTATATGAAAATGATACAGATCTAAGTCAAATTATAGAAGACTATGAGGTTACTAGAATATGAAATTATCTATTTTAATTTGTACATTAGAAAGTCGTGTAGAACAACTACAAATAATTCTAAAAGTATTACAAAGGCAATCTAATAAAGATGTTGAAATTCTTATTGAAAGTGATAATGGAGAATTATCTACCGGTTCTAAAAGACAAAAATTATTAGAACGTGCAATAGGTGATTACATTTGCTATGTGGATGATGATGATATGGTTTCCAATAATTATGTGGATTCTATATTGAATGCAATTTCATACAAACCAGATTGTGTAGGTATTATAGTTGAAAAACGTAAAGATGATTTACCTTATCGAAAAGTAGTTAAAACAACTCAAACATTGAAAAATCAGTGGATTTGGAATTTTAACGAAAAGACAAATACTCAATCAATGATTCCTGACCATTTAACACCAGTTAAGCGTGAAATTGCACTTAAAGTTGGATTTAAGGATATTAGTAAGGGTGAAGATACAGTTTATTCCATTGGAATTATAGAGTATTTAAAAACAGAAATCTTTATTGATACGCCAATCTATTTGTATGATCTCAAAACTACCAAGAAATTATATGAAAATGTAGAAAACAATCCAAAAGTTACTGCAATTACAATTACTAAAGATAGAGTTGATTTTGTAAAACAAAGCATTGGTTACTTCAAAGATCAAACACATAAAAATACAGAAATGATTATTGTTTGTCATGGTAATTCTGAAACTAAAAAAGAATTGAGTGCCTTTGTTAAATCTGAAACAAATATTAAATTTATTGAAGTTAAAGATGAAGTAACTAAAGGTTATATGATTAATATAGCAATTAAAGAGTCTAACAGTGACTATTGCATACAATGGGATGATGATGACTACCATTCACCAAAAAGAATTGAACAGCAATTAATACCAATACAATATAATGTTGCAGATGTAACAACACTAGCAACATTCAAAATGGATAATGGTGAACTTGTAAAAGATGTTCTTTGGTGTGATGGATTAGATGGAACTATGTTGTGGAAAAACACTGGTGTACTTTCACCAGAAGTTACACGCGGACATGATACTGCATTTATGCAAGTTTTAAAATCTAAATATAGAACATTAAAAATTTATGATGATTATTCCACCTATACATATTTTATTCACGATATGCAAATGTATAGCAAAAAAGAAATATTTAATACTGTTACTGCACCATACAAAGTTGTTAAAAAATAAAAAAAATGACATTAAATATAAAAATATATATTATATTTTATATAGAAATATTTGTAAGGAGTGTAAATGAGTAAAATTATGACAAAGAAAATATTAGTATTGGGATCTAAAGGCTACATTGGACAGTCTTTATTACACCATTTAGTAAATAATGGTCATGAAGTAATTGGAATTGATAGCGGAATCAAAGAAAAGCAAATGGAAAATTTGGGTGTAAAATCTCTTTTTGAACCTATTTCTTCAAACCATACTAAAATTTCAAAATTACAAAAATGGTTACAAACTCCATTTCCTCTAGATGTTCGAGATTATGAAGAATTAAGAAAAGTCGTGAAGGTTTTTAAACCAGATGTTATTGTTCATTTGGCAGAACAACCATCAGCACCTTATTCAGAAATTGACATGGAAAAATCACATGAAACATTAATGAACAATGTGGAGACAACTTTTAATGTTGCTAGAGTTGTAAAAGAAGTCGTTCCTGAATGCCATATCGTAAAACTTGGTACAATGGGAGAATATGGTAATCCAAATATTGATATAGAAGAAGGATATTTGGATGTGGAGCATAATGGAAGAAAGGAAACTTTTCTTTATCCACGTTCTGCAAACTCTCTTTATCATACCAGTAAAATAATGGACACTGATTTATTATCATATTATTGTAGAGTCCATCGTTTGCGAGTTAGTGACATAATGCAAGGCCCAGTATATGGGTTTGATACAGACACTGCTAGAACTTCCTTTTATTATGATGATGTTTTTGGAACTGTTTTAAATAGATTTTTGGTGCAGGCTATTGTTGGTGAGCCATTGAGTATATATGGATCTGGAGGACAAACTAAAGGATTTATAAATTTGAAAGACGTAATGAAATGTGTGGAACTCATTATTAACAATCCAGCAGAAAAAGGCAAGCTAGAGATTTATAATCAATATACTGAAGTATATAGTGTGTTGGAATTGGCTGAAATGGTAAAAACTGCTGGTGATGAAATTGGATTAGATGTGAAAATTAATAACATTGATAATCCAAGAAAAGAACCCGAAGATCATTATTTTAATCCTAAGAATGAAAAACTATTAGAATTGGGATTACAGCCTACAAAACTTAGCAAGGATATTATTCAAGATATGCTTGTGGAAATTGGAAAACATAAACTTAATATTGATAAAAGTAAATTTTTACCTAATCATTCTTGGAAGTGATGGTATTATATAGTTATGAAAAAGTATTAGTAGTTGTAGATATTCGTGGTATTGACAAATAAATTAAATTAATATATATTTATGTTAAAGATTGAAAATGGAATTGAAAAATGATTAAGATAATTTCAGGTTGGTCCAATCCGGGTGGTTCAACAACAGCGTTTATAAACTTATGTAATCTATTTAATGAGAACGGGTATGATTGTACATTCTACGGACCACATGATTGGCACTTAGATAAGTGTAAGAGTGGAAATTTTCAGGATATCAATTTGAAAAAGAAGGATGTACTTATATATCACTTTTTAGATATCTTTAAAACAAGACCTCCTGTAAAGAAATTTGTACTAAGTTTACACGAAAAGGACTTGTACAATCTGAATGTTAAAGAACATAATATGTTTGATACAATACACTTCCTAAACGACAAACACATTGAATGGCATGGTGGTAAAGACCAATTTAAAAACTACTTTATAAGTCCTAACGTAGTAGATAATCTAATGCCTTCACCAAAAAAAGACTTGAAAATTGGTGGAGTAATTGGTACGGTTGATTATAACAAACAGACACATAAATCTATTGAACGAGCTTTGAATGATGGTTGTGAACAGGTTCATGTCTATGGTAATATAACAGACCAAACCTACTATCAGAAATATGTTAGTAAGTATCATATGTATGAGAATGTTCATTTTTCCGGATTTGCTGAGGACAAACAAGCTATGTATGATAGTGTGACAGATGTTTATCAGGATTCGCTAAGTGAAACTTGGGGATATATTAAAGTGGAATGTGATTTAACTAATACTAACTACCACGGAAATGATTCTATAAAGGATAATTTTGTTAGTATGGGTAGTAAAGGAATACTTGAGAAATGGGTAAAGGAACTTGAATTATGATATCGGTTGTAATGTCTTATTTTAATAGGAAACCACAATTAAGGGCTACATTGAAAAGTATTGATATTTCAGGGATGAAAGATTTGGAAATTATCATTGTGGATGATTGTTCTGATTTGGAACACAAACTGGATAAGGACTTTTTAAACGAGTTTAAGGATTTGAAAATTAATGTTATAGAAATGAATCCAGAAAAGAAATGGTATAAAAATCCTTGTATTCCATATAATGTTGGTATAGCAGCTGTAACAGGTGATGTAACAGTATTACAGAATCCTGAGTGTATGCATTTTGGAGACATTCTAACAGAAATAGATAACAATTTACAGGAAAATGAATATATTTCGTTTCCAACATACTCATTAAGTAAAGATCAAACTGACACAATATTAAATTTGGAATTTGATAAGAACTTTCATGGTAATGTAGTAGAATGTGTAAGTCCAATTTCAAGTTCACCTGCCAACCACTACGCCGAAGGATGGTATAATCATTCAACGATAAAACCATTATTTTATCATTTTTGTTGTGCGGTAAATACTAAACATTTAAAAGAAATGGGAGGTTTTGATGAAAGGTATGCTGAAGGTATATCATATGATGACGACGAACTTGTTATTAGATTGAAAAGAAAAGGTTTGAAAATGTTTATACCTATGTCACCAATTGTTTTTCATTTATTTCACGAAAAGTTTATGTTTAGGGATGGAAATTTTATGGAGTATGTATATAAAAATATGGCATTATTGGAAGTGACAAAGAAAGAAGAGGGGTGGAAAGTAAATGAATAAGCTTAAAGTAATGACAATAGTTGGTACTAGACCAGAGTTGATTAGACTGTCTTGTATTTTAAAAGAATTGGAAAAGTATGTTGAGAGTGTTTTAGTACATACTGGGCAAAACTATGACTATGAGTTAAACGAAATATTTTTTGATGATTTGGACATTACTAAACCAAAGTATTATTTTGATATAAAGACTACATCAGTAGCAACTGCGTATTCAGATGTTTTGTTGAACACTGAAAAGATTCTAACTAAGGAAAAACCTGACGCTATTATGATTTTGGGTGACACTAACAGTGCAATATCAGCACTTATCGCAAGACGTATGAAAATACCTATATATCATTTAGAGGCTGGGAATAGAAGTTTTGATGATAACATACCAGAGGAAATTAATAGAAGGGTTATTGACCATATAAGTGATTTCAACTTGGCTTATACTGAACACTCAAGAAGAAATTTGCTCAACGAGGGTTGTCATCCAAGAGATACTTTTGTTATAGGTTCACCTTTACGTGAAGTATACAATCAATATAAGACTAAGATCGAACATTCTAAGGTTCTTAAACAGTATGATTTGGAAAAGGGTAATTACTTTCTAGTAAGTACACATCGAGAAGAAAATGTGGATAGTGAGGAAAAGCTAAGGGATATTATATGTAGTATAAATGCTGTCTCCAAAAAGTTTGATAAGAAAGTAATTTTTAGTTTACATCCAAGAACAAAAAAACGCTTAGAAAGTATTGAAATTGATACAAAAAATATTATATTTACTAAACCATTGTCGTATACGGATTATTGTAATTTACAAACAAATTCATTTTGTGTACTGTCTGACAGTGGTACTATTAGTGAGGAATCGAGTATCATGAATTTTCCAGCAGTAACTATTAGAAATAGTATGGAACGACCTGAAGCACTGGATGCTGGGTCTATTGTTTTGTCTGGAATTAAAAAGGATGCTGTTTTAACATCCGTAAATATTGTTACTCAAAATTTTAATAAAAGAGAATGTCCTCATGATTATATAAGTGATAATGTTTCAAACAAAGTTATTAGTTTAATTGTGGGTACTTGTGGGTTAAGGGATAAGTGGAAGGGGATTGAAGTTGAAAAATAAAAAGATATTTATAACAGGTGGTGCTGGCTTTTTGGGTAGTAATCTTGTAAGAAGATTTTATGATGAGAACGAAATAACTGTTTATAGTAGAGATGAAGCTAAACATTATTATTTAAAGAAACAGTTTCCAAAAATACGATGTATTATTGGTGATGTCCGTGATTATGATAATATGAAGAAGAGTTCTGAAGGACATGACATTGGAATTTTTACAGCAAGTCTAAAACAGATTGGTGTGGTGGATCAGAATGTTAATGAAAGTGTTAAAATTATTATTGATGGTGCGTTGAATAGTAGACGTATTGCTGAAGAACACAACTTTGAATCCGCTTGTTTTATATCAACTGATAAGAGTCGTTCAGCAACAACCTTGTATGGTGCTATGAAGTTTGTGGCTGGTGAATCATTTATTGTAAATAGTGATGTGACAAAAACTAGATTGAGTACTGCACTATATGGTAATGTTACCAATTCAACTGGATCTATAATTCCTTTAATATGGGACTCGATTAGGCGTAAGTATGAACTGACTTTATTTTCAAAAGAAATGACACGCTTTATAATTGACATTGAGGACGCAATGGATTTGGTTGAAGTTGCTTTGAACTATGATGGATATAATGTTATACCAAAAATTAAATCAATTAGAATTAGCGACTTGTTTGAATTGTATGAAGAAGAATTTGGTTTGTGTTATAATCATGGTGTACCTAGAATTTCTGAGAAGTTACATGAGATTATGATTTCCTCTGAGGAAGTGCCTAGAACAAGTGCTGACAACAACCATTACTTCATGCATTATAAAGATGTGTGTGAAGGTGTGAGCTTTTCAAACAATGAGTATTCTAGTAAGGACTGTATAATGAGTAAGGAAGAGTTAAAAGATATGTTAAAAAAGAATAATTGGTATGAATAAAGTACTTGTGTTTGGTTCCAATGGTATGTTGGGTAGATATGTTGTTAAATATTTATCTAACTTTTTTGAAGTTAGTAGTGTGACAAGAAATGATTTGGATTTAACAAATTATGGTTTGGAAGATTTGGAATTAGTTGTTGGTACCCATGATGTTGTCATTAATGCCGCTGGTTTGATAAAACAACGAAGTCCGAGTAATTATGATATGGTTAAGGTTAATTCATTGTTTCCAATAGAACTAGCAGATTTGTGTGAAATGACAGGTAAGAAACTCATACACATTTCAACGGATTGTGTATATTCAGGAACCATAGGGAAGTATGATGAGAACGCACTACACGATGCTCTAGACGCTTATGGAAAGACAAAGTCTTTAGGTGAACCAGAAAACGCTACTGTGGTTAGGGCATCCATTATAGGTGAGGAACAATCAAACAAACATTCTTTCATTGAATGGGTTAAGACTAGAAAAGATAGTACTGCTGATGGATATGTAAATCATCTATGGAATGGTATAACTTGTTTGCAGTTTGCAAAAATATGTAGGGATATTATTATCAACAATCATTACTGGATGGGAGTTAGACATATTGTATCTGATACGGTTTCAAAATATGATATGGTTAAATATACAAATGAAACTTTTGATTTGAACATACAAGTGAATGAAGTGGAAGCAGATACTGTAATTGATAGAACTCTATCATCCAACTTTGGATATTTCTTTGATATACCAAGTGTACAGAAACAAATAGAAGAGTTGAAAGGTTTTGAATTATAATGTTGACGAGTAGTAATGATATTAATATATTTACTGGTATTAAAAAGTTGGAGTTACAAAATGAAAATAGTAGCATTTTTACAATTATACAATGAATTTGAAAAAGGTAATTTAATTAGGTGTTTGGAAAATTGTAAACAGTGGTCGGATGAAATAGTTATTTATGATGATTGTTCAGATGATGGAAGCAATCTAATATATAAAGAATATACTGATCATGTGATATATGGAAAGGAACGAAAGTTTACTTCGGAACTTGCACATAAAAAAGAATTGTTGAAACTTGCACTATCTTTAAATCCTGATTGGATTGGTTGGATTGATGGAGATGTAGTATTTGACAAGGAGTGTACCGAAGGTAAGTTAAGGCTTCATGCCGAATATGGCTCTTTACACAATATTGATGCTTGGGCTTTCCATAATATTAATATGTGGAGAGATCCTTCATGGTACAGACTAGACAATCAATTCAACACATTAAACCATATTTGTTTTTGGCGAAATAATGGTAAACTACATTATGTTGAAGAAGAAGGTTTACATAAACATCAGTTTCCACGAGGGTTAGATAAAATTGAGATGTCGCCCAATAAGATATTACATTATGGGTTTGCATCATATAACAACATAATCAATAAATATTTGACATATAAATCTTATGGGCAAAGTGGTTATACATTGGATAGATTGATTGATGAAACTTCTTCATTTGACTTGGTTAAAGTACCGAAAGAGTTTTTTCCAATAGAAAATATTCCTACTGATTACGATGTGTCTAGAAGACCTATTCCATTAACATACAATGAGGTTAGAAATTATGAGTCGTGGGAAAAATATAAAAATGTCTAAGAGTATAGAAATAGTTTCGTTAATTTTTAAATCTAAAGATTATTTAAATTTTATATACAACCAACTTAAAAAAGAATGTAATAAAGTAGATGGGTGGGATGTGGGTATTAGGATTGTTGCTAATGATGCGACAGAAGAGGTGTTGGATCATTTAAAAACATTAGATATACCATATACTATTTACAATGACGATATTCCAAATGATTATTATTTGAATAGAGTTTATAGATGTTATAACCATTCTGTTGAAACTAGTGAGTATGACAATGTATGTTTAGTTAATTCTGATATGGCATTTTCGGAAAATTGGTTGGATAATTTATTAAAACATCATGATGGTAATAATATACCTTGTAGTAGATTGATTGAAAGTGGTAAAATGCCAAGTGGTTTGCATGGTGTTTCTAATAATTTTGGTAAAACTCCACTAACATTTAGTGATGTTGATTTTGATGAGTATGTTAATATAATAAAACAACCTTTTGTTCATGAAAGTGGATTATATATGCCTTGTATTTTTGAAAGAAAACGATTTATTGAAAGTGGTATGTATCCTGAAGGTAACTTATATAAAGATGGTATTGGTAAGTTTGGAAGTGAATTTGTAATGTCTGGTGACAAGTATTACTTTGAAGAAGTTCTATTGAAAAAATATAATATGAAACACATAACTGTTTTTGATTCAATAGTGTATCATATTCAGGAGGGTGAGAAAGATGAGTAAAGGATGGTTAGTAAATGATTGTTTGACTTGTATACCAGGAACTAAAACTTTTTGGCATGACCTGTTAGAGAATGTTGATGGTTTAGTTGATAAGTGTAATGGTCATACTCCATATAATATTTTACCCACAAGAATTGAAAGTGAGTTACAGGTGGAACAACCAGATTATATAATTCGTAACGCTACTTTCTTTAGAAATATGAATACTTTAGTTCCAACAATTTCTCTATTACAAGATGTAGTAGTTGGTCGTGACGTACAGATAGATACTTGTAATAGATCAACTGTTACGGTTTTTAATTCACAATACACTAAATCACTTTACCCAGAAATTACAAATTCTGTTGTGATTCCTTTAGGTACGGATTTTGAAAAGTTTAAACCTTTAGATAATGTTAATGAACTTAAACAGAAGTATGGTATAAATGATAATACTATATTATATGTGGGTAGTTCAACAGTATATCCTAAAGGTTTTGATATGGTAGAGTCCATTATAGACAACACTGAGTATAAATATGTTTTAATTATGAAAGATGATTATCAATCATCAAATCCTAGAGTAAAAGTTTTTAACAGAATCACTCAAGACGAAATTGTTGAGATTACAAACTGTTGTAGTATGTTATTATGTACATCAAAAGAGGAGACTTTACATTTAGGTGGTGTTGAATCGGCTGCTTGTGGGTTACCAATTATTACTACAAATGTGGGTATATATCCAAGTATTAATGGTGATGGGTGGGGTCATATATGTGACTCGTTGGAAATGTTCTTACAAACAATAGAGTTGGTTTTTAAGAATGTCGATAGTTATAATCCAAGAGAAGTATTTTTGAAAAATGGTTTGGATAAGAACTCGTCAATGGAGAGTTGGAATATGTTAATTGATAAACTCTTAATGAAGGAAAAGTAAATGTTGGAACATATATATAGCGATGAGTATTTCAATTGGACAAAATTTGAAAGTATTGTTAAAAGTAAAAAGTGTGAGTATGAGAATGCTAGTCCATTCCCTCACACTTTACTTGACAGTTTATTTACTGATAGTGTACTTGATGATGTGTTGAATTGTTTCCCACCAATCGAATCTGATGAATGGGATAGAAGAAATGATATTGGTGTACAAGTTAAACTAAGAACTAAATGGAAAGACGAAAGAGACATTCCACCAAAAGTTCTAAGAGTAATACAAATATTACAATCAGGAAGGTTTGTTCGTTTGTTATCTGAGTATACTGGGATAGATGGTTTAATGCCTGATTACTGGTATGGTGGTGGTGGACTAAATCAAATACTACCAGGTGGAGAATTGGCTGTTCATGTTGATGGTACACTTAATGATGAGATAAAAATGTATCGTAGAGTAAATCTAATTGTATTTCTCAATAAGGATTGGGAAGAAGAATATGGTGGACATTTGGAATTTTGGGATTCAGAAAAGAAATGGTGTGTTAAAAAATTAACACCATCATTTAATAAAATTGCTATTTTTAATACAAGTGATTTGACATATCATGGTCATCCATACCCTTTAACTTGTCCTGAGGATCGTTCGAGGAAGTCATTGATCTTATATTATTACACAGCAACTAGACCAGAATCCGAAATTAAGTTTGGTAAACAGCACCGCGCTTTATTTTCAACACGAGAAGAATTGGGGATATAAAAAAGATGGAAAAAGGAATAAACACTAATATATTTGTAAAACACTTTAAAGATAATATAGAGGGTTATCCTATTAATATATTTGAAATTGGTGCGGAGGATGCGAGAGACTCAGTAATATTTTATAACGAATTTAACAGATCTAATATATACGCATTTGAAGCTAATGTAGACACTTTTAATAATAATAAATCAAATATTAATAATATAAACTATATAAACTGTGCAATTTCAGACGTAGAACATGATACTATTTTTTATAAAAAGACCGAACAGTATCCGGGTATATCGTCTTTACGCAATAGAGGTCAGCAATACCCGGGTGTAACTGTTACGGTTAAAACGAAGCGTATAGATACTTTTTGTAATGAGAATGATATAACAAGTATTGATATATGTAAGGTTGATGTTGAAGGATGTACATATGAAGCATTAAAAAGTTTTGGTGATATGTTAAGTAAAACAAAAATATTTCATATTGAAACTGAAACATCACAACACTTTGAAAACCAAATTGTAGAGTCTGAGGTTTTTGATTTATTGAAACAACACAATTTTGAAATGTTACAGCACGAACATTGTTGCTTAAATCAATATGATTCTGTGTGGATAAATAAGATGTATAAAAAGGATGTAACAAGAAATGATTAAATTTGAAAAAGTGAGTAAATATGAAGAACAAGATATTAAGTTACCTAAACGAGCTACAGCTAGAAGTGCTGGTTATGATATATACAATAATGGATCCGAAATTAGAGTACTACCACAATCGTACTCGAATGCTATTTCAACAAAACTAAAAGTGTGTATGGAAGATGATATGGTATTAAAAATATATCTTCGTTCAGGTCATGGTTTTAAGTTTGGTGTTGGACTTGCTAATACAGTAGGTATTATTGATGCCGACTATTACAATAACGAAAAGAATGAAGGTGAAGTCTTTATTAAGATTTACAATCCTTCTCCTAACTACTTTATTATACCACCAGGTGAAGCAATGGCTCAAGGTATATTTGAGAAGTACTATCTTGTAGATGGTGATGAGTATGGTGAAGGTGATGTTAGAGACGGAGGGTTTGGCTCCACAACATGAGATGTCCAATCTGTAATACAACTAAGATAGAATCGTTAGGTGCTTGTAACTGTGATGGTGATGTAAAGTTTCATGACTTCATGTGTGAGAACGAACATATGTGGACAGTATGTACAGATAAGAAGACTGGAAAAGTAACTATCGATCTGGTTTCAAAGCCGAAGTTATAAATACAATTAACCTTGGACGGCTACAAAGTACTAAGGTGTAGGTAGACCTCTTCGGGAAGTCTACTTTTTTTGTTTTATAAATAATTGAAAGAAGGAGTAATCGATGGGATTTCCAAATATTTTTAATTCTGACTCGTGGTCCATAACTATATCTAATATGCCAAGCGTAGATCAGGGTAAGATTGATGTACATAAACTTTATGACTTATATATAAAGTCAATATCAGTACCAAACATAGATCTTGAAGTAATACATTCAGACTTAATGGAGTCGAGTACATTTCATCCAATAGGACGAGCTAATGTAGATTTACCAAACCTATCAATAGAGTTTAAGTGTGACGAAGACTTGGAAAACTATTACAATCTATACGAGTGGATGCAAGCACTCAAGTATGGAAGAGAAGTAATTAGTTCAGATACTGCTAAGGGTACTAATATTAAGTCTATTGATATTGTATTTTTAGATAATGAGAATAGAAGACGAGGCTTTTTTAGATTTACCAACGCTTACATAACTAGTCTGGGCAGTTTAAATTTGACACAAGGTAGTTCAGAGGAGGTGACTTTTCCAGTCACGTTCAACTATGAAGAAATTAAACTAATCAAAGTTCCACCTGCAACATAGGTATAATATGAAATTTAGAGAATTAATAGAAGAGTTTGAATCCACATTTGATGGAAAGATTGGTAAAAGTGACCAAAAATATTTTGAAACAGACTTTGTCTCGGACTACACTATTGACTACGATGACGATATTCCATCAGCAATATTTAGAAGGGATAAAGAAAAAATTTCAAGTGAAGATATAAACACAGCAAAGGAATGGTGTGAGTGGTGGAACTCAACAAATGACATTAAAGTGATGGTGTTGTCTACTGACCTGGGTGACCTTGGTGTTAATTTAGCTGTAAAATGATATCTTTGGAAATACAATATTATAAATAATTAAGGATGTGTAAAAACATCCTTTTATTTTATCAGTGAGTGAAAGGGGTTTACTATGGAAGAATTGGATATGGAGGGGATGATACAAGTCGAGCCCCTCGTAGATTTAAAAATTATAAAAGAAACATTATCAAGAATGGGTATTGCAAACAAAAAAAGAAAAGTTCTTTATCCAACTTGTTACATCTACCAAAACTTTGACGAATTTTATATTGTACATTTTAAAGAGTTGTTTTTAATAACACGACCGGATGGATATAATAACCTTTGTCAAGAAGATGTAGAAAGAAAGAATTCAATACTATTTTGTTTAAAAACTTGGGGATTAATTGATGTGGAAGAAATGACCATACAACCACACGACAAGTATATCTTTGTATTGCCACACGAAGAAAAACATGAATGGCAAATAGAACACAAATTTAATATGAATAGTATCCAGCAGGTAGTAGAATGAGTGGAAAGTATTACGAAGAAGAATATGATGAAGATGAACATATTGAGGAAGAATACGAAGAAGAAACACCAGAGATAAACTTCGACCACTGGGATTAAACAATGCGGTATAGACTTTACAGTGATAATACTAATGGGTCAATTGAGTTCATAGCATCCTTAATAACTGTTATACTTATCTTAGGTTCGTTTACACTAGTATTTTGGTTCTATGGTATTTTTAAATGACACGTTTAAAATAATTAATTATATTATAAATAGTAATATTATAGCGAACATAACGAGGTTTTATGAAAAATTTTTTAAACGAGGGTGGTAATGTTTTTAAAGGTAAAACGGATCGTATCAAAAAAGAAGATATTGATCCTACTTTAAACAGTTACTTCGCAGAACTCAAAAGAGTCTTCCCAAAAAAGACTAACATCTTTTCAACTGAATATTTTCGTCCGATTGGTTCGGTTGGAAAAAAAGATTATAGTGGTGACATTGACTTAGCAATTGATGTAAGTATGTTCCTTGACAAAGATATGTCTGAAGAATCTATGAAGGAATGGGATATTGAACCATCATTTGTGGATGAGCGTTTTGTAAAATTACGCAAACGTGCTCGTACAGCAACGGATGAACAATTAAGAATAAAAGCATTCTTACAAGAACTGTCTGTTCGTATAAATGAAAAAAGTCAAAACATCTATATTGATGAAAAGAAAGTAGGACCTGGAACAGTCTTTGGTTTATACCCACAACTTACACCAGAAGGTGAAGACTTAGACGTTGGTGTCCAAATTGATTGGATGATTGGTAACCTTGAGTGGTTAGAATTTAGTTATTACTCAAACACATATTCCGGTGTTGTAAAAGGTTTACATCGTACGCAGTTAATGTTAAGTTTATTTGTAAACAAAGGTCTTAGTTTTAACCATACAAACGGTGTTAAAGATAAAGATACTGGTGAAGTCCTAGCAACAAGTCCTAATGAGGCTATAGCGTTGCTTAACACTATATATAACTTCGATATAACAAGAACTACACTAGAAGACTACTTTAAATTACATGCCTTTATAAAAGCTAATATAAGTTCAGAAGATTATGATAGTTTAATTGATATCTATTTAAAAATACTCGACAAGACAAGAGCCGACATACCTGAAGACTTACAGAAAGAATGGATGTTAAGAAAAGATAGTTTAGGTCTTACAGGTAAATTCTTACCTGATGATAGTAAGTTAAAACAAAATGAAAGTTTTGTAAGTTATCTTAAAGGAGTTATTTAATATGTCGGGGGTTAGTGGTTCTGATAGAATTAGCAGAGAACATTTTAGTGTTGTCCTAAATGACTATAAAAAACTCATTTCGCAATATCCAGGTTTTAAAAGTATAGAACCATCAGGTTCATTTAAATCGGATATGTCAAAAGATAGTTTTGGTGATATGGATTTAATCCTACACATTGAAAGTGATAAAGATAAGAAATCACTTAAACTAGATTTAGTAAAATGGTTTAAAGGAATGTCCGACAATGTTGTAGTACCTTTCACAAGTGAAAAGTATAAAGGTCGTAAGGTATATAATAGTGGTGAAATTGTTACTATTAATTACCCACAAAAAATTGATGATCTCACAGTACAGATAGATAACATTATAGCATTGGACGAAGTTGAAGCATCTTTCAAAGGCGACTTCTTAGATATGCCAGCACAGAAACAAGGTTTGGTCTTAGGTTTAATGAAAGTTATACTTATTGAAAACACTCCTGAAGTAGTGTTTGAAAAACTAGGAGTTGATTTACCAACTGAGTTATCCGAAGTAGAAGAGTACGAGTTTAATTTAAGTAGTATGGAAATACAATTACGAAAAGTTACTTACATAGAACCTGGATCATTTAAACAAAAAAGTCGTGAAGTTGTATGGAGTAGTCGTAATTGGAATGAGTTGAAAAAGATATTGTGGCAATATGATTTGGACCAGAGTTTTGAAGAACTGTTGGTTGAGATTAAAAAACAATTAAAGAATCCTCGTAGTGCAAGACGAATGGCTGGTGTGTTCAGTTCTATGATCAGTGTTAAGTCGGGCGAGTTAGGTACACCAAAAGGTGATGCTAAAAAAGATGCATTGGATAAAGTACAAAGTATGTTTGGTGAATCATTCAGTACATTTAAAAGTTATTATTTAGAAATAAAAAGAGGTCGTGATGAACTTTAATGATTATAAAAAGTTAATATTAGAAGGTAAACAAGAGGACGCGTTTGTTGTGTATGCTGGAAAGTTTCAACCATTCCATATCAATCACTACAGAACATATCAATACTTAGTTGAGCGTTTCGGAAAAGAACGTGTCTACATTGCTACTGCAGATACGCCCAAGAAACCAAAGCCGGGTGAACATATACTAGACTTTAAAGAAAAGAAAGAAATAATTACAACTATGTTTAAAGACATACCAGCAGACAATGTTGTTCATGAACAAAATGTTTATAACCCCAAAGCAATTAAAAGTAAATTTTCAGAAGACACTCCATACATTGCTATCGTTGGAAAGAAAGATGCTGAACGACTTTCAAGTGGTAACTACTTCTCTTTCTTAAAGGATCAGGAAGACGATAATTTAAAAGGGTGGAGTGAAAAGGGTTATGTAGAACTTGCACCACAACAAAATATACAGTACGCAGGTGAAGTTGTAACAGGTACACTTATTAGGGATATCCTAAGCGGTACTGATGAAATTTCTAAGACAGAGATACTATCACTAATATATACAGAACTTGATGACTATACAGTAAACTTTATTAAACGAAAGTTTAAAGGTGTTGAAACTAAAGAGGAGCAAATGGGTATGACACAGTCTTCTGAAGAAGTTGATAAAAATACCAGTGAACTTTCAGGATCTAAGACAATAAACGTAGTAACGGATAAGGGTAAGATTGTACAAAGGACGGTAGTACCAGAAGACAAACTCTAGTAGAAATAACAGTTGACAGAATAAGACATAATTATTATTATTAGTGTAGGTATAGTTTGTACCTGCACTTTTTTGTTGGTCATATGGAAAATATTACAGTAGAGATATATAGTGAAGGAATGGAACTAGCAGAAGTCAAAAGAACAATTAGTAAATTTCAAAAAAAGAATAAGTTAGATTTTAAAGTAAAGATATTAATTGATTGGTTTAGTGAGTTCGCTGGATATTATTATTTTGGGGAAGACGAGGTGAAACTATTTGTCAATCCAATAAACTGTCAATACTTTGATAGGACGTTTGGATATACAGATGATAATTCTTTTGTTGGAGTAATGACACATGAGTTCTCCCATTGTATTGATGACAAGTATGGACTACAAGCAGACTATCGTGTTTATACTAAAGCTAATGGTAGATTAATGTTAAATGATTATGTTAGAAGAACTAACATAAGTGAAGAGATTGCTGAACTGGTTTGTCTGTATATTAACAACCCATACTTATTAAAACATATAGATGTTCCAAGATACAAGTGGTTGTCAAAATACTTCAAGTCTACCACACCTTGTTCGGAAAAGAATTTTAAGGAAAGATGGAAAGCTTGGGATGGTGAGACTAGAAAGCTTTGTTGGAAGGATTGGGGAATTAAAGTAGTAAAACAGAATATCTATCTTAGGAAGCGAAAAAGAGTTGACAAGAAGTGATTAAATAACTAACTTTTATTTATAATCAAACAACCGAAGGAATAGATTATGTTTAAAGCAATAATTGTAATAATAGTATTAATAGTATTAACTGTAACTGTATGTACTGAAGAAGAAAAGAAGACTGTTGTGAAGAATACTAAAGAAACTGGTTCATTTCTGATCAATATGAAGAATGCGTTTGTGGAAGGTCTTGAAGAAATGGATGCAAAAAGTAGAAAAATATTACAAGAAGGGACGGATGCTCGAAATAAACAAGTAAGAGATAATGAGTTAAGGGAGATGAGAGCTTTTAAAAAGAATCGTGCCAAGGAAGATGCTATATTAAAAGAACAAATTAAAAATCATGTAAGACAGTAAGGAATTAAATGTTAAAAGAAATTACCGCAACAGGTTTTAAAGGAGCCTCCCAAGGTGGATTGGCTGCAGGATTTAGTAGAGACATAACAACAAGTGGTTTTGCACCAAAGGGTTATAGAATACCAGGTGGTGAAGATCCAGGTCTGAAATATTTAGGTTTAGAAGAACATGAGAGTGATAAGATTGGTACTGTTGTTGAGAGTAATCTTTTTAAGGCAGATGCTGTCCTATTCTTTTGTAGTGAAATAGAATCAGAAATGGAAAAGAAGATATTGGAGATGGTAGACATTCTTAACATTCCAATCTTAAAAGTAAATATTACCAAACCCTTGGACAAAAGAATTGTAGTCAACTTCATTGTACATAATAAAGTTAAAATATTACACATCACAGGTAAGACAGATACACATAGTAACAAGACAGTCTATTCATTTGTTAGGAACTATGTAATAACTATTATTGATGAGTTACGACTAGACTACTCCTTTAGAAATAGTATTTATTAAGGATAAGAAATGAACAAGACGATATTCCAATTATTAATAGTAGTGCCTGCATTAGTGGGTAGTATAATGTTAAGTTTTGACAATGAGAGTTGGGAATTAGGTGGTTGGACACTCTACCTAATCTCGGACTTTATTGGAATTGTCTTTTTCTTAAGAGAAAAGATGTTGCCAATGACCTTTCAATTTATTATATTTGCTTTTATAGCATTGAACGCAATTTACCAAAGACTTGGAGATGTACTATGAAAGACTTTATTTTGAACATACAGGTATTGTATGTACTAGTCAAAACGGTTCTAATTGGATCTATTGGATTGACCTACCTGGGTTATATTGATTATACTATATTTAACTATATTTTAATTGGTGTGAATGTTCTTTTACTAATTAAAATATATGATGAGTTTGAAGCATTTATGATACTACGAATTATTAAAAAAGCGGAGGTTATGACAGTTGATGTATCAAGACTACTTTACCAAATGTATATGAATGATAATAGTTTTGGTGGAGTTATTACTAAGTACATCTTCGAATTTCCACTAATGTTATTTTTCGCATATCATGGTTACATCTTCACCACTATTGTGTGGATGTACCTTCTAGTAATTGATGCAATAATTAGAGATGGTACAGTACATATTTTAACTACTAAGACTATCGTTGATAATCCCGTTGATGATAAAGAAGTTTAATCTATATTTGTAATAAAGAAAAGAGTAATGTATGAGTAAGCGAAATAAAAATGTTTTACACTTTAGTCACCAAGATGATTTTTACAACAAACGTGAACAGGTATTGGAACATCTTATAAACAAATATCATGTTATAGAAAAAATGTATAGTAGAGTTATTGTAAAAGTAAATGGGATGACAATTCACATACAGTTGTTTGAGGTAAACTCTCGTGATTATGATAATTGTAAAGTTCGTGTGGTAGTTAGTAATCAAACACCAGATGAGAGGAAGTATCGCTATACGAGTAAACACCAGAAATCTTTTAGTGAGGGTGAGGGTACTGGAAAACCTATACTATCTTTAAACAAAGTATATAAGTATGTTGATCAGCTTGCTAAAAAGTTGTGTGAACTAGAAGTTACTACTGCTAAGAACGAGAAATTAGAAGCTATGAAACAGATGAAACATCGTACTTTAATTTCTAGACAATTAAACAACGCACAGGTAGTTGTTAGGTATGGTGACACATATGAAATAAAAGAGGATTCAAATATTAGGTTCAATGTTCAAAGTGACGGAACGATTAGTACCATTTTCAATACTTTTATGGTCAAGTTAAATGAAAACACCAGTGAAATGATTTTAGAATTACAAGATGTTTTAAAGAGGTTAGAAGAAGCGAATGTCCAAACAAGTATTAATTGACCGGTTAAAAGAGGAATATGGAGAGAAGTTTGTATATCAAGAGCAAGGGCGTGGTTATTTTGAACACAATGAGATTACCCTAAGCATAAACATACAAAATAGAAAGTGTGGATTAGAATTTAGTTTCTACACGATCGATTATCCTGGGAGAGTTCGTGTCAGTGATAAGAATGGTACGAACGAGAACTTCATACCAAATGTCATTTCCAAATTGGAAACTGAGTTGAAGTTAAGGGAACAAAAAATGATTAGTGAACTCAAGTTAAGTAGGATTAAGGAACTTGAACAAATGTCGATTAAAGCTTATACAAATAAGTTTATCAACTTGGATGACTATGGGTTCAACGAACACTCGTCCGGTATTAATTTAAGTTTTAATAAGAACACCGTATCGGTTTCAAGACCAAAAGCAAGACCGGGGAGAATGTTGTTGGATACCAATAAGAAGTTTCGCTGTGTATGTGATATGAAATTTACAAACGAAGAGTATTCAAAATTTTTAAACTTTTTAAAGGAGATGAAAAACGTATAATGAAAAAGAAAAAATATAATGTAGAAGTGTATACCGACGGATCTGAATTTTGGTATTACAATGGATTAATGCACAGGGAAAATGGACCGGCGGTTACTGAAGAAACGGGTGATAATTATTGGTATCTAGAAGGTAAATGTATGACTAAAGAAGATTGGGATGGAACTCTTAATCGGCTTGTGACTGACATGACATTGAAAGAAGTTGAAGATAAACTTGGATATAAGATTAGAATAGTAGAGGAAGATTAAAATGCAAGAAAAATTAATTATACATTGTGATGAATACAACTGGACACTGACGGCACAAAGGGTGGTGAGTAAAAAAGGTTCGAAGAATATGGGTGGAACATATGAACATACAATAGGATTCTTTTCTACACTAGCTACTTTAGCAAAGTATGCAAACGAACGACAACTACGAGTACATGGTTTGAAAGATTACGAAGAGGCACGAGACGAACTTCAACGTGTCTTGGATGATACTATTGCAAAATTAAATGTACATGAGTGTGGTAGTAATGTAAAAGCTTGTATTAACGCGGATACCAATTCAACTCTTACTAAACAGAAACGTGGACGTAAGAAAACTGAATAGACCAACTCATAAATACCTATATGAAAGATTTGTATATTAAACGTAAACTATCCTTTTGTTCAAGAGATGGATTTGTATCACCAGGATGTCTATCTGATGTGCCGTTAGGAATGAGATATACTTTTGTTTTATATGAAAGAAATACCACACCGAAACATTTATCGGGTGGTGTTTTTGAGGTTTATGAAATTGAAAGATATGATAAGTTGATAGAGGGTATATGTAACAGTACCACCAATGCCATACTATCATCTAGACATAGTGAAAATTTTATTAGAAAATTGTGTGAGTATAAATTACATTATAAGAGACGAATAGAAATATATTACGAAGAAGATTATATCTAAGGAGAACTAACAAAGAATACCTGTAAAAATTGGTGGTGATTTATCAATTCAATTTAGGAGAACTTAACATGAGTCTTGTTATTATAAAGAAATATTTAAACGCTGAAGGACATATAGATTGTCTATACGAACTTCAAAATGATAATGGAATAGGTAATAAAAAAATAAACATCATTGAGAAAAGTGATGTACAAATCATTAGGGAGATATGTAATAGTGCTGTATGTGCGTTATTATATAAACATCACTCAAATGATTTTATGAGAAGATTGTGTAATGTTAGAATGAACCAAAGAGAAAATTTGGAAATACTTACTGAGGATTTTGTTTATAGTAATCTAGATGATGCCTCTGGAACAGTAAAGGAAATAGAAATTGACGATGCTATTAACATCAAAAGACAGTTGATGTTAATGTTAGTGTAAAGAGAATGGTATGAAATTAATTGAAGTGAATGGAACAACGAACTATTATTTGGAACTGTACCAACATAATTATATGCAGGACAGTTTGTATGGTATGGTCAAGGAACGAGGGGTTACTGTTATGACTGTCCAGTTTAAACTTAGACAATATCCATTGATAGTAGAAATATGTAGAGGAAAAGATAGAAAACTTTTAATGGGGATCTATAAAAATGATAGTATTAAGAGTTTGTGTAAACTTAGAATACGCAATAAGAAGCCTATTAAAATGGTTAATTATACTTAGATTATAAATACTTAAAACGGAGGATATGTAATGAGATTTACAGATTTTATATCAAAGGACAAAGTAATTTCAGAATCGGGTTTTGATAATAGATTTGAATATATTTCAAACACATTTCAAACCGCGATTGAAAGTATGATGGATGAACAAGAATTTGTGGGTAAAGCAAACACTAAACAAATACAAAAGTTAAACACTTTACTCACACAGACTTTTGAGAAATGGGCTCAAGAGTTTGAAAAAGAACTAAACGATATAGACAGACAAGAGTCTGACGAAGGAGAAAAATAGTATGAGTACTAAATTTAAACAGTATGTAACAGAAGCTGAAGCTACTGGAAGAATCACATCACAGGTAGTAAAAGTAACAGAAGAATTTGTTGCTAAAGTAGAATCACTCACAAAAGAATCCGAGGACATTTATAGACCAGGTGGAGATGAAGCTACTTCTTATCGTGATAAGTACACAGCTGTTCGTGACCAATTGGTTTTGGTACAGAAAGCTTGTGAACGTCTTATTAATGTTGCAGAAGACGCAGATCGTGTCCTTGATACAGCAAAGACACAACAAGCATAATGAGTCTAAGAAGATTTATAAGAGAGGCGAATGGTGAGGTTATAGAACCTCTACCTGTTGTTGAAGCTACTCCACTCGATGTTAAGTTGGGTGATATAGAGGAACACTTCGAAAACTACACAGGTGCCATTGCCGATTTTATAATGACCCTCAAAGAAAATGGATTGAAGAGTGATGATGAGTTTAAAGATTCCATTGATCAGTTGATGGAAGTACATGAAGAACTTAAAAATAATTTGTGGAAACATAATAAAGAATAGCTCTTACTATTAAACTAATATAAATACTATGAAGAAAGTATTTAAAAGGAGAAAAATAATGTCTGATTATAGAGAGTTAATTAATGAAGCGATTAAATTGGGCTCACGAAGACTTGTAGAAGAAGAGGAAGAAACAGCACCAATTGAAAACTTAGAAGATGGAACTTCGTCGGATGTTATTGGTGTTTCAAAACAACTAACAGATGCATTTGACAACTACCTCGATCTACTGGCAAGTTCAATTTCCGATTTGGAAGATGTTGCGGCTAATGATCCAGAAGGAATGGAATATATTATTGACCTAACAACTAAAGGTCAAAAAATGGAAACAGCGTTTTCAAGATTAAAAGAAGTTCTACTTAAAGCACCTAAAAAACTTGGTGGACCAGTAGACGACCCTTCAACAGAAGTTGCACCGGTACCTGTTGAAACCGAACCCGAACCTGAAACTGTAAGAAGTGATGGATTTGGATCAGTAGAGGATGTAGAAGAAATCTAAAAAAAGGAGTCGACGATGGCTAGGAAAACAAAGGCGGATAATGATGATCTTGTGGAGAACTTCATTGCTGTTGTAAAGTCATCCATCATATTACAACTTGGTATATTGATTTTTTTTACGGCTATTTCATTTGTGATCGTTGTGGGTGGTGGTATCAAAGTGATGGGTTTTAATATTATTGAATCGGAAGTGTCCGATGAAGTGTATAAAGACCACGATGAAAATGATAAATTGGATATTTTAGAAATGAAATAATATTATGAAATAACAGAACTACAAACGACTACTTGAAAGAGTAGTCGTTTTTTTGTATGTCCATAGATAATCCACAATATATCCTTGACAAGACAGTAGAATGATACTATATTTATTATATAATAAAACACAACAGAAAGATATGTTATGAATTGGAAACACTCAATGATACTCTACGGACTGCTTATTATCCCAAATATATTACCTGCTATTGGTGGTAATATAATTAGTATAGCTGCAATAGTTTTTATCACTACACTAGCCGTTAAAACTTACTACGAGTTTCGTTAGGAGAACAATATGAATAAATCAAAGAAAACTGAAACAGATCATGAGTTCTTATCTAGAAGTAAGTCGTACATGAAAGAACCGGTCCCTCGTGACAACAGAGACGATTATCTGGACATGATGTATAAGCGACAACAAATAATTGACGATGCGAGGTAAATTGAATGAAAAAACAATTTGATGGTGTTGATGAATGGTCAGAGTCAATAAAACAATTTGATAGTGTTGATGAATGGTTAGAGTCAATGGAAGTGAAACAAACTTGGTTTGAAACATATATCGAAATTCCCTTTTATCATATGGTAATCAATCCTTTTCGTGATACTTACTATAACCTAAAACATTTACCAGGTAACCTAAAAAGATGGTTACCGTTTATATGGACATACCGTACATGGGATTCGTTTTATACTTTAAAGGCATTGAGAATTTCTCTTGAGGGTCAGTACGAACAGTTTGAATATGCAAAGACGCGTGGCTGGTGTTCTGTTGATATTGATTCACGGATGAAAGACATTAAGATTTGTATTAATTTAATTAAACGGATTGAGAAAGATAATTATTGTTTAGAGGAATACAAAGTGTTTACAAACAAGACATCTAAATATAAACGTATGCATCAACAAGAAAAAAATGATGTTGAATACTTAATGAATAAACTTAAAGATATAAAGTGTTGGTGGGATTAAATGGAATTTGATAATGATGGAAATTTGATCACTAGTAGACAATCATGTAGAGGATCTGATAATGAATGGGTATCTTATATATCAGCTCGTGATGTAAAACTTGTAATAGATAACCATGAAAAGGGATTACCTACAAGTCAAGGTTTATCACCCGCACAAGAATTAACTAGAGAACAGATTGCAACAATCATAACTAATAAAGAAGATTTCAAAAAAATGAGAGAATATAAATGAGTACAACATTTGCAGTTAAAGTACCCTCTCGATATGATGAAGGAGAATTTGAAGAAATTGAAGTAGCCTTTAGAAGTGCATATGTAAGATGGGAAAATCCATTAGCACAACTATTACCTGATGATTTAGAGGTTATACCGTTAGACAATTCAGCACAAGGTATTTACACTATTGGAGATATACGAAAAGCTGTCAATGATAATAATTTGGGTATACGTTGAGGAAACAAATGAGAATATCAAGTATAATGATTGTAACGCCTAACGACCTAAAAAAAGAGTCAATAGCTGTAAAGCTAAAGGATATAGAAATTAATGATTTGCAAGACGATGTGTTTAGGGCTTGCTTGCCTTATGAATATGTGCTTTATATATCCAAACAAGGTGAAAATTTGTTAAAAGGATGAAGAAAGTAGATAATTACAAATTTAATATTGGTGATAAGGTTAAGATATTAACTGCCACCTACCTAGTAAATGCCACATAACGGTTTGGCTAAAATTATGTTTATGAACGAAGTGAATAAATTAAATTTAGGTAGTGTTAGCAATAGTTCTAAGCACCCTAAATGTAAAGGATATAAATATTGGACTGATTGTGGTTATGAGTTTGATTGCGGTTATGAAACAACAATAGATTGTGACCAATGTAAATATGGTGGTGGTAGAAAAGACCCTGAAGCAAAATGTAATCAATAATTATTGCTAACAAAGAAATATAAACCCTTGCCATTCTAAGATCTAATTACTATATTTGTTATATACAAATGATCAAATCAACCAAAGGAAAGAAAGAATAAAAAACTTGAACCACAAGAAAGAGAAACA